AAGTAAATATATAAATAAGTAGATAAATACGTTAGTACTTACGTATAAACGTACATAGGCATATATGAAAATACGGAAGTATAAAAGTACTTAAATAAGAAAATATCTTAGTACGAAAGTATAAACCTATTCCCATTCGTCATTTACAGTTATGTCCACACGCCAGTCATCAGAAGAAACGGATGAACCCGATATTTCTTTAACATCGGATTCAACCGTTTTACCGGATTTTATCCTACAAGCGACCTTACCAGGTTTTCGCCCTTCTCCGTCAGCTTGTACACGTCCTCACCGAACATGCTCTGAAACCACTTCTCAAGATACCCTGCTTCCACGAGTTCCTCCAGTTCCGGACACGCTGGCTTTCCGTCTACACGTCGATAACCCGCAAAACCTTTCTTCTGGATGTGCTTCAATGTTGCAATCTGACTCTTTGTAAATTTCTCTGTTTCTGCCATAATTCTATAAAGTTTTAAATTGTTAATAAAAACTGTGCGATATATTATTTCGTATGGAGCTTCTTGTATTGCTCGTCATCAAGTTGCCCCTCCTCGTGCAGGTGCTCAAGGTAGAGTCGTGCAATGATCCCCGTCGCATACTTAGAAGCCTCGTATGCGAGTCGCAGGTTGTCGCCATCAAGCAATCTGAAGTCAGAGAATTTTCCGTCTTTCCATACTTCCACGTTCACTCCTAATTTCTCGTCATCGCCACCTACGGCAATACGAATCTCGAATTTCTGGTTTTTCATAAATGCCCTATTTTTTATTTAGTTTCTTAGTTACAGATATGCTGATGCAATATCCGTCCTCCGTCTCAATCTTTACGCCTGTCTTGTCTGCTCCGGCGTTTTCAGTAATAACTTTCAAGTGATTAAAATACTCTTCTACTGTCATAATTAAGTAGTCAAAATAAAATTCAAAATTGAATAATTCAAAATCGGCAAAGCCGACAATTCAACATTCAACATTCAACATTCAAAATTCAACACTCACTCTCGCTTTCCGCCGATCATCGGCATTAAGAACACCGCAGCGCCCGCAAACGCCAACATCACGACTCCCGTTGACACTGCCAGCAGCACCGCCAGTACACCCGCCAACACTGTCTTCACGCTCATGCCCTTGTCTTCACTTTCCGACGTGTCCTCGCGTTCCTCTCGTAGTGTCGGCTCGCCTACCTGCGGATAGTTATGCTTGCGTTTCGGCTTCGGCTGGGGTATAGGTTCCGGCTCTGCTTCCAGCTCCTGGCTCTGATTAATCTCAGGCTCTATAACGCAAGGCTCTACTTCCGGCTCCTGACTCTGATTAATCTCAGGCTCATCCTCCACCTTGCCATCCACGCACACGATAACATCTCCGTGCAAGCTAACCTCTATCTTGCAACCTGCCACAAGGCCCTTCTGGTTGAAGGTCTTCTCGCTGCCGCAGTTGGCATGTGCAAAACGGTGTCCGTTCATTTCCACCTCGTCAAAGTCGGCGACATACGTCACCTTGCCAGTCTTCTCGCCTACCGTGGTATGATGTCCGCGATATGTGGTTACGGCCTTGAATACGGGACGAAACTTAAACGCGCAGTTGTACTTTGCGTCATGGTCGGTCTGTCCGATGCGATCGTAATAGTCGTAGTTGTCAAATTTGAATACAAGTCCGTCGGTAGGGTAGGGCAGCTTTTCGCGCTCCAGCTCAGCCGTGCATACTATGCGCTCCACGTCCTGCGTCAACTCGTCGTCGCTCTTGCCAAGGTCTATCTGCTCCACGAAACCGCAAGTGAGGAAACCTCTATAAGCCAGCTCGTCCATCGCATAATAATGCAATGTTACCCCGTCGGCTATCAGGCGGAAGGGATGAAACTCCAGATGGATGCACTCCGACGGCACAGCCTCTTTCTTCGACATAATGCCATTGCTTGTAGATCTTGGCGACTTACCTGCCTTGCTATAACGAGCGAACTCTTCAAGCGAGATAATCACCTCGCCTCTCAGCTCCACACGGTCCTCATCCTTCCATTGCTCCACATATCCCTCAACGCCATTCACATACTTCATATGATCCAGGCAGTCGATACCGAACAGCTCTTTGCCATGTCCGTAAGTGGCCTCCGAGAGTCTCCCGCGACGATAAATAAGGCTCACCGTCTCGCCATCGAATTTCCACTCTACATCCACCTCCGTGCCCTTGCCGTTGATATTGGCAGCTTTCTGTTGTGCTCTCAGGTATTTCACCACCGATTTGGCATCATGCAGCTTCTTCATCGACAGACAAGCCGTACGACGTGCCACGGTACGCTTGCCGTTGCCATTCTCACTGTAGCACTGCTGAGTAGGTGAGTCGGGCAATATCTGGTCCGCGTGCTGCTCTTCGTACTCCTGCACAGCAAAGTACATAGCATCATATTCCTCGTCGCTGATGATCGGAAAGTTCAGCCCGAAGTATCTATAGTCGTGCATCTTTACCACGTCAACCAACGCACGATAATCGTCGAAATTCTCAATTCTTTTCATATTCCATGAAGTATTTAAAATATTATTCCTATAATTGTTGTTTATTTCTATTCCGGTGCTACCGCCATAATAGTTCTCATAGTCTCATTGACATAGCTGCCACCACCATGCGCCATAATCCACTCTCGCACATCGTCAGCAATGAGCAACTGCCGTTTGTTCTCCTCCATGTCGCGGATCGTCCGGATAGTTTCCGTCAGGTACTTACCGCCACCGTGTGCCATTATCCACTCGTGCACATCGTCAGTCACTACATATTGTCGTCTAGTGCCGCCGATGGCAGGTCTGCCTGCTGTCCTCGTCGTTTTACTTTTTTCTGCCATAGTCTATAATGTTGATTAAACGTCCTTGATGTCCTCATATGCCGACTTCACCGATGCAATAGCATTGCGCAGGGCGTAGTATTCGGCTTCCAAGTCCTTACCGTTCTTGTCTACCAGATTATCGTCAAACTGTCTCTCAATATCTTGCAGAGCGTTCAACGCCTGACAAACTTTCGTAGCAGCTTCTTTTATCTGTTCCTTTAATGGTGATTTTTTCATACATTCTAAATCTTTGTTAATAATACAGCCAATTTCTTTGTCTGTACCGTTTTAATTCTTATATTTATACCTGTCTTCGGAGGCTTTTCAATAGTCAATTCTTCGGAATTGTGGATTCAAACGCTCACAAAAGAGCTAATTTCTACTATGGTAGATTCGAGACCAATGGTCTTGCGTAGCCCGGCTTAGGTCGGGCTTTTTGTTTCTTAATCTTTGATTAAAGAAACTTCTTCGTAATCTACAAACACCTTGAAGTTATCACGCAACAAAGTATCTATAGCCTCTTTTCCGAAACGCCAGCCAGGAACAGACCAGAACATATCACACTCCTCCAAGAAATCGTGATCGTAATACACTCCGAATTTCTTTATCTTTGAGAAAACTTCGGCAGGTACGCGATGTGTCAGGGTGAAAGAACCTGAAATTGGACAAGGACGAGTTAGAATGACATCACTCAAATCTTCGTCATGTGGTGCTGATTCGCAGTGAAAAGAGATAGCGCCATTCTCTACAGCCTCTTTAACTCTTCTGATCTTTTCATCTTTTCTTCTTTTCTCCTCCCTTTTTGCCTCTATCTCTTTGAGTTTTGGGTCAGCGAGTTCAAAGAGCTTGTCTATATTCGTTTCGTCGATGCAATATGTCGTATCATAACCTTCAAATTTCGACGTAAAATTCATTCTATCATCAAAATTATCAAGCGCATTAAAAGCATCGAGGATTCTTAAAGCTTTGTCATTGAAATGGAGATACCGGGAATCATCCTTGCAATCACTACCACATATATAATTATGAGTTATCTCTATATACGTAAACTCCAAGGCTTTGGCTTTTTCTTTCGTCGATTGAATCAAACCCTTATAGAAAATCTCAAACTCTTCTTCAGGTATTGAGTCAAGACGGATAAATACAGCTTTTGAAGTGTCAAGATTCAATGCCTTCTTTGCGGAATCACTCAAACGAACACACGGAGTCAACTTATCGTCGATATACTTTATTTCAAGAAAACAATGATACCATTCGCCCGATATATTAATCAGAGCGCCGAAAAAGTTCCATTTTACTATCGCGTCGTCATCATGTTCAAAATGAAAGAGTTCCATCAAACTACGGTTATTTAGGAACTTTACTTCATAAACGATTCCACTTTTCGTAATTGCTTTCATATCTATTGACTTAACCGTACTGTCGAGGGCTGAATAGTTGTTATTTGACATCGAACTGCTTTATCTCGTAAACAAAAGTATCTTTCGGACAATATATAGATAATCCCATCATATCCTCTGTATGCTCTGCTACATGAACATAGATAGGTGTATTCAGATAGAAATTATCCACTGTAGGGATAATTGTCTCTTCGCCATCATAAGTACGTATAGTCTGAGTGACTTCCGTGAAATCATCTTTCTGAGGAAGGCTATTAAATGCCTTTTCCTTAGAATCGAAAACATTTGCGATAATATTGTTGCAACGAACAATATATACTTTCTTGTCGTTCATATTCTTTCCGCTTGCCGTGTTGCGGTAGGACTATAGATAGTTTGTGATTAATTTCACTTGTTATAGCGTATGCTCGCCATTCTTGTAGGGTATTACAATCTCCAACTCGTCGCCGTTCTCAAAGATGTGCGTATGGTGCAGACGGTCTTCCTTATCAACATAAAACTCGCCATCAACCTCAGACGTCTTACCGTCGGCTTTATACTGGAGGTTGTCGCTGCCATTACTGTGCTTGGTGAGCATGATGTCCTCGATACGGTGCTCTATAGGCGTTGTATAGTTCTCGCGGAGATAAGCCACCAGCTCGTCTATCTGAGCCTCTGAAGGTTCGCCTGTTTCGTCAAGCTCCTCGTCGTCGAAATACTCATAATAGCCGGTGCAGTTCTCTGCATCATTGATGATGTAGTCGGCTATTGTCATATAGTTCTCGCGGATTTCCTGCTCGTTGTCGTGAGCTATCGCCTTAATGTAAGTGTCGATTGATTTACGCATATCGTTTTAAGTTTAAATTAGTTGTTCTTTTATCTGATGCAAAGGTAGCATTAATATTTGAAACTACCAAATAAATGACGCATAAATTATATATTAATGCGCATTTTATTATTTCTTTTGCATTTCCAGTGAATAATTCAAAATTGAGTAATTCAAAATGCGCCCACGGCGCACAATTCAAAACTCAACATTCCTAATTCAAAAAGCTGCTCGCTATCCTCACGGACCGCCAGCAGCCTAAAAAAATACTTTGATTATGATTATAAGATCCCACCGAAGGAGTCGAACCTTCGCAAAGGGCCTTGCCGGGCGCGGGATGGAGTGTGTTAGTTAGCGAGCTTGTTGCTCTCGCCGTCCTTCTTCAAGGAGTCGCCTAACAGCAACTCCTTGAAATTGTCTAAGGCTATTGATGCACGCAGTCTGGCGTAATCACTTATCAGATCCGTCTTTTTGTCAAGCGCATGCAAAGAATACAATACGTCGCTTTTCTCGCCTGCAACAAAAGTGGCTACGGCAACGTTGCCGTCTTCTTCCGCCGGCTCTATTTCGTTGTGATGTACAAGCACAAGGCCGAAGCCTTTCTCTCCTTCCGTCAACTTCTGAAAGTCGGCGCGAAAGTCATTGATCAGCTTCTTAAGCTTGTCAGATTTCTCTTTGTTCATAAATTCTGAATTTTTGTTAGTTAATGATTTGATTAATACGTATGATGTTATATCATGCCGTCTTTTTAGTAAGTTTGGCGCAAACAGGTGAATAATGCGTCCAGTCCTAAGTTGTACTCTATACGCTCCTTGCTGCCGAACTCGTCGGGATCGGGAGGTGTAAGAGTGATGTACTCGATGATGCGTGTCATTGCCTCACGGAGGCTTGCTTTGTCCATGTCGATTGTTATAACTGTCTTTTCCATTGTTGTTTATTCTTATTTGTTCGTAAATACTCCTCTATTTTATAAAATGATTTCCCTCCAGCTTCTCCATCGTCTCCAGATATATCATCTGCGAGGTGTAATAACAGAGGTTCTCATATGTATCAATCCAGTTATCATATTCTTTTTTTACTCGGTCGCTATTATTTGAGAGGTTGAAGAGCCGCTTCCAACGCTGATAAATCTCATTTGTGTAGTCTCTCAACGGCAAGAGGGTAGTTTCCAGGTCGCAAGGCTTAGAGTATACAGGTACCGGATGAATAATCTCACCACTTGCCACCTTGTGGAACACCTGGCGGTAGACCTCGAACACTGGGCGAACCTTACGGGCGATGAAGAACTCGAGGCAAGGAACGGAGAGCATGTAAATCTCTGTCGGGCGACCGTTTCTGACTTTTCCCCCGTTTTGGGCTAAAACCTCGGAGTTTTCGCCATTTTGGGCTAAAACTTGATAATCAACGTTTTGCAGAAACAAATCGTTAGTTTTTAAAGCTCTTACCGCTTTTTCTTTGGCCGAATACACTAACGGCCACACGTCATCGAGATTAACCGGAAATTCCTTGCTGTCTTTCGTCAATTTTAATACTTCTTCAAAGTACGCCTTTATCTCTTGGGCGGTACTTTGTTTTGTTAATTGTAGAATCATATTGTTTTGATTAAAAAAATGAAATCCTCAATATTTTACACACGCTATAAAGAGGCGCTTACCACTTAATGCACACTACCATTGCCACGAACATTACCACCACGCCGAAGCCGAGGTACTGCCAGCCCGTCATTATTACGGGGTCTTCCTCGTCGGTGAAGTTGTGGCGAGTGTTGAGCCACTGGCACACGCCCAGGGCTGCACGCTGTGCAAGGTCTAACGCCTTGGCGATGGTCTGCAAGACGTACACAAGGCAGAGGGCTGCGCATCTGCCGAGAGATTTTGCCACGTCCGACGCGCTCACCTGGGGCGCGGCCGGTGTTGTTGTTGCTGTTACTTTCATATCCTTAATTTTTTATAGGGTTTATAAAACGTAGTCGCCCGACGAGGAGTCGAACCTCGTCCACGTGTCAATCGTGCGGGCGTTGCGCTGCTGCTATCCTCACGGACCGCCAACAGCCGGAAAACAAAAAATACGATTCTATAAAGTATTAAAATGTTATTTCCTTCGTTATTACCGAATCTCCACCAAATCGATTGAGCCATAAATCAATTTGCTCTGCAAAAGAGAATAAAAGGTGTTGCAATCTGTTTTTGCATCTTCACGCAAACTTTCTATTTGTTGCGCTATATCCATATACTTGTCTTCATACGAAAAATAGTATTTTTCAATGCCTGCAATAATAGCATTAACAAGGCGACGAGTTCCGGCCTTGGAAGATGCCCAGATGCCGTAAAGATGGAATGAACTCCACGATTTCCTTTCGTCGCAAGTGTTTAATATATATACTCGTTTCATAAGTCCTCAATATTTTATGTATTCTATAATATAGGGTTTGTTAATAGTTTGCAAGCTCGCCTGCGCCGTTGATACGTTCCGTGAGCTTCGCACCAGGGCGGAAATGTACAAGCGTTTCAAAAGCTGCCTGATAGGTGGCGAACTTCTGAGGAAAGGAGCAGCCACCGCCGTTCTCGTCGCTCACGTTGACGAACACCATGAAGCCAGAAGGCACGCGCTGAATTTCGTGGCGATAGTTGCCTGATGCTGTGGACTGAATAAATACCCATGTAGGGAGGGTGTTTGTTATAACTGGATTGTGATTTGCCATAATTTTCTAATATTTTGTAGGTTCTATAAAATAGATGCTTGTTTCCTGAGCGTGTGCGAAGTCCTCAATATTTCGCACACGCTATAATATAGGTATCTATGCCGCAGGCTCGTGCTGCTCCTTGCTACAGCCGTACAGCGTGCGGAACTCGTCAGCCGTGAGCACGGCCGCGGCACGCTGTCGGGCGCGTTGGTCTGCCTTATAGTCGGCACACTGCACGAGGTCGGCAACGTCCACGCCACACGCAAAGAGGGCGGACAATCGCGCATTTACTGCGGCTACATGCTCCCCGGCTTGCGTCAGTCGGTCGAAGTCAGCGGCAGCACCGCGCAGCAGCTCCAGGCGGTCGGCTGCCAGCACGTCCGCAAAGTCTTCAGCGGTGTCGGTCGGTGCGGTTGCCGTGATTTCGTCGGCCTCGTATAATAAGGATGCCGGAGCGGTAGAAGCGGTCGGCGTGCTCTCGGTGGTGTGTGTGTGCTCGGTTGGCTCGTTGCGGTCGGTGTCGTCGCTCTGTGGCTCGCTCTCGTGCGCTGTGTCGCCTTCTTCAGCGGTCGGGGTACCAGATACCCCGAACCACTCGCGAAGACGTGCCACGGCTTCCGGCTCGCTTGCTTGCCACTGCTTCGCCTCCTTGTTCCATGTCGCCCCGTGTGCCTTAATGGCTTTGCGGTTGCGGTACGTCGTGCGGCTGTCGCCTATCACTGCCACACCCTCGGCAGTCTCTACGAGCTGCAAACCCTCGGCGGGTGCGTCGTCGGTCTGTGCTGCATCCTGAGCGGGTGCGGCTTCGGTGTTCTCGGTGCGCTCCTCGGTGTGCTTGCCCGGTGTCGGGTCGGTAGGCTCTGGCGTTGTGGTCTTGGTGTAGCTGTGCTTATCCCAGGCACGGCGGGCGAGGGCTACGGCGTTATCGGAATAACCGAAGGCGAACACGTCGAACACGTCCACGCCTAAGGCTGCGGCCACGGCTTCGGCCTCCTGTGCTGTATAGGTGTAGTTGCTATAATATCCGTATTTGTCCGTAACGTCAGCGGCTGGCACTACCGCGAATATGTCGGCTAACAGTTCGGCGCGTGCCTCGTCTGACATCTCGCGGGTTGCCTTGATGTCGCCGCCGTTGCTTCCCATTGTCAGGCGTGCGAAGTCGGCAAACTCGGCGTAATCTACGCCCGTCGAGTCGTCCCAGCCGTCGAAGGTATCACGGCAACGGCAGAACAGCGAAAGATCGATTTTTTCGTTGAACTCTTCAACCGTCGGGCCGTCGGTCCAAGTTAATTCAAAATCGGCACCCCAGCCACGGCGCACAGATACGGAGAACTTGACACCAGGGAAGGCGGCGGCGCACATTGCCAAAATATTTGCTTTTCGCGCGTTGTCAATCTTTCGGGCGGTCGCTTTGCCTTCCTGCTCCATCTTCTCAACGTTACGCATGAGGGGCGACCACTTCGCACAACGTGCGCGATAATCGGCGAGGCGCTGCGCCTTCTCTTCGGCGGCCTGTCGCTCCTCCTCTGCCTTGCGCGCTTCCTCCTTTGCCTTGACGGCTGCCACCTCGTCGGCGAGCATTACGGGCCACTCTATAGGCACATAAATATAACGGGCGTAGTTGTAGCCCTCGGAGTCGATAAGATAGTATTTACCAGACGGCGACACTACGAGGGCGCCGACGGTGTAGAAAGTGGCCAATTTCTCGGGGTCGTTGTTGTATGTATTATCGTTGTCGTCCACGTCCTCAGAACGGGCGAAGCCCTGCAGGTTGTAACGTGTTACAAGTTCGTCGGCAAGTTCGGGGCGTGCAAAATCTTCATCAGATACTTTTAGAATTTGCTCAACGCAGCACAAGCGGGCGGGGGTGTTCTGTGCGTCGGTGTAGTAGTTGAGAGCGTGCAGCTCCTCGAATAGGCCGCGGCCTCCGTCACACTTTAAGCCGCTATTATCAGCCCAGAAAAAACCGCCAACGGCGGGCACTCCTTCGAGGCGGTCGGCCTCGCGTGCGTGCTCTGCGTACTTGGTGCGCTTGCGTGCTGCCTCCTTCTTGGCGATGATCTCGCGGGCCTGGGCCTCGGCTGCTTCGATTGTATCCTTGCCGAAGGTCTTAACGTATGCCGGACGAGATACGGGCGACATGGTGCCACACCAGCCACACAGGCAAATATATTGATCGTTGTCGCTGTAATACTGTGCGCTTTCTGCCTTGTCGGTTAATACTTTTACTAAGTTCTCAACGATGTTGTTAAAAGTTGCTTTCATAATCTTTGTATTTTTTTGTTTTATTTATCGTTAATATTGATACTAACAATTTTAGTATCTGGAATGTTTATAAATGTCTTGCCGTTGCTGAATCCTCCGCGGAGGTCGTTACAATACAACACAAGATCTAAAAACTCTTTATCGTATCCCGTGCGCTCTATTGTCACGCTAACAGAATTAAAAACAACCGCGCCAAAATTGGCAACGATTTTTGCCTGCTTGTTTTTTAAATTATCATCTACAAAAACAATTGATATTTCCTTTGTCATAATCGTATTTATTTGTTTGTTATTTGTTTTCGCTTGCAAAGATAGTAGAAATAAATGAACGTACAAAATAAAATGTTTCAAAATATTCAACGTTAAACATTATTTAACGTTGAAATATATGAACGTTAGAAATATTAAATTACCTTTGCAGTATATTATATAAGGTAGAATAAAATGAACATATTAAAGATAATACAGCAACACGGCGAAACAATTACAAGCGTAGCCGCAAAAATGGGGGTGACACGCCCCACATTATCCAACAACTTAAAAAAACCAAGTTACACAACCTTAGAGCGCATCGCCGCCGCCTTAGAGGTGGAGCCGTGGCAGCTCCTCGCCCCTCCTTCTGTCGTCGAGGAACTGAAGCAAGCAAGGGCGCAGCGTTCAGCCGGTGGGGGCGGTGACTTGGTGGGTGTCGTGCGTGTAGGCTGTGAGATCTACACCGCCGACACGGTGCAACAGCTCCGCGCCATCGTCGAGCGTCTTGAGCGTGACGAAGGAGCAAAGCAGTAAAAAAAATCCCGACAGGGTGCAAACCTTGTCGGGAATGGTGCGCCGCAGCCCTGCGGCGGCTTGTGTTCAAATACGGCTAAATATAAAAGCCGGGGCTTTATTGTATGCGGTCGGCAGCTCGGCGTATTCTGTCGCTCAGGTCAACGAGAGCGCCGCGCAACTGTTCGCGCTCCTCCTCTGTAAATGCTGTAGGCTTTTTGTTTCCGTCGATGCCGTCCAACTTATGATAAAGCCAAGAGCCGGAGCGGTTAAAATAACGTTTCGCCAAGTCTGCCCAAGATATAGAGATTAAAAGGTCAGAAAGCTGCGCTTTCATTGTCTCCGCCTGTGTCTGTTTCAAAATCATTATTGCCATAATAGTATATATTAAAAGTTATATTTTCTTTCTGGGAGGGTGCCAACGTGGGCACCCTCTTTTTTTTCGTGTTACTCGTCCAGCCATTCAGTAAAAAGCCTCTCGACATAGTAGCGCAATTCCGTTGCGCCGTTCGGGTAACTCCTTTTGTAGTTGCGCCCTGCCTCTATTAGCTCGCGTTCTACCTCTGTTAATCTTAATTGTTTCATATTATATTTATTTTATTTGAACACTGCAAAGGTAGTACTTTTATTTGTACTAACAAAATATTTTAGTACTTTTATTCGTATTATCTTTTATTTTTTTTCTTGCATCGTTTCAAAAACACCGACGACACACAACAGCACACCCAAACGCCAATACCTCACGCCCTGAGCTGTGCGCCCTCGGTGCCCAGCTGGACACCCTCGACCGCCTGGGGTGTGCGAGGGCATAAAACTTGTAAAGTTGGGACTACATCAGGGCATAGTCCCCCTCGTCAGCGAGGCGGACGCTGCCCGTTGTGCGGCGGCATCGAAAACGCTAACTTATTCTCTATCAAATAGAAACTTAGATTCGATTGCAGGAGGCTGCACGCAAAGACGGCTCTTTACACATAGGGAAATAAAACAATGTTCTTAGGGTATATTTTATTAAAAAAACAAGGCTATTTTATCCCTAAAAACAACTAAAAACTACACTCACAAAGCTTATTTCTTACAACAAACTTAACCAAAAACGCCCGAAACGCACAGTATGTCCGACCAATAAAATAAAATACCTTAACTTTGCATTATATACACAACACAAACAAACAAAACAACACTGTATTATGGTAGATATTGAGATTAAGAAGGACGGACGCAAGGTGATACAGCCTTATACCCCCGTGACAGAGTTGAACATCAAGGAGACGCTGCATCGAAGTGGCGTATCGTTTCAAGAAGTGGCAGAGCGATTGGGCGTAACCAAGGCAGCCGTATCGCAAATGATTTCGGGCAACCCGAACATGTCAACTATCTATAAGATAGCATGGGCATTGGACGTTGATCCTCGCGACTTCTTCTATCGCATGGCTCCCGATGGCTCTATCATCGAAGAACCAAAGGTGAGCTTCGAGAAACTGAAGGAGTATGCCGAGCGTGAACGGCTCGGTCCGCTCTTCGCACAAGAACCGCAAAACGCACGTCAGGTATTGGTATGCCCCAACTGCGCCACAGCATTTCTCGTCACCAACATCCCGAAGTATGCAGAGGAGAAGGGCGAAGCAAAGTAGGCTTCGCTCTTCATCCATCTGTTTGCACGAAAGCAATACTTATGCTATGCCTCGCTCGGCAAGGAACGCATCAACGTTTGGGCGATAAGTATATGGCACCTCAATGAGCCGAATGTTATGGTCGGCTACGTAGCGGCGCAAGTGATTGTCGCGCTTCTTCTGACTTTGCCACTTCGTGCTGCCATGCGTTATAGCTTTGTTTCCTATTCCGTAATGTTGCTCGCCTTGAAACTCTATTATAGTGTTCAAGTCGGGCAAAAAGAAATCAACCCTTACATACGTATCAAAATACTTTTTATCTTCAATGCGGTATTCCTGCATAAAGTTGATGTTGTTGCTTTGCAGATAGCGTCGCACATTACGTTCTCCTACGCTCTCTCCGCTATTGTCACATTCGGGACAGCAATGACCACTACGTATCTTGTGCAATGAAGTATAGAACTCTCCATGCAGCGGACAGATACACTTAAAACGTTTGTTGGAATACTTTATTGTCTGCATAGGCACATATATAGGATTGTCAATGTTTTCCTCCAACTGTCTTACAAGAAAATGGATCTTCTCTTTATCTGTTGTTCCTTGATAGTATCGTTGTTCAATGCCATAGTCGGTATCGTGGCGAAGATGGTCGTAAGGGCGAACCCTTACGACCGCCCCATCTGCAATACGAATAAGCGTAACCGGGGTGTCGTTGTTGACGTAACGGCATTGCGAATAATCAAAAATGCCTTCTCCATGATAAGCCTTCGACTCGGCTATGAAACGCTCCATAGTCCAACGCTCCGAGCGACGTGCCGGGTCGTAGGTCTTAGTTACGGTATTAGCCCACGTTTTACCCTGCTCTTTATTGCAAGCAGGACACCCCCAGCCTTTTAGTAAGTTCTGGAGATTACGAGTGAAAACAACATCGTGCTTCTTGCAACGCAAAGTAATTGGCGTTCTATTGTTTTTATAATCCACTTGCGAATAATCGTAATCGTCACCATACAACTCATGCAAACGTGCGACAACCTCCTCGTTGGTGTAAGCCTTGTTTCTTACTTCAAAGTCGAAACGTCGCTCACGTTTCCGCTCATAAGGTTTTTTATTGTCGAAATACTCCTTCGCCTCCTTACGTTGTTGCACTACCAACGACTCCACAAACTCACGGTATCGCTCCCTGCAAATATCATTCTCTTTCCTCAGCTCGTTCATTTGCTTAGTGTAGTTTTGCTCAAGAAGTTTAGCCATCTGTCTGTCTATATCCGACAATGCCAGAATAGGAATATCATCAAAATTCAGTTTCTCGCCATCATTAGCCATGTCCTGAATGATAGAATAGAACTTAGATACACCTTCGCTTACACGATGCCTACGTTTTTGCCCCATAAGAAATTCTGTCATCTTCTCCAGTTTCTCTATATCAAGAAGCGTATTAGGATTAGCAAGATAGGCAGTGGCGGCAATAGTCAGATAATTTCGCTCATTGGAACTCAAGCAACAATGTTTCAAAGAAATCTTGCCACGAAAGATGTTTTTCGCGGCAGAGATTTTACGTGCTGGCATAATAGGATTATCCATAGTCGCCTACATTAAAAGGTAGATTTCAGAATGTCGTAGAGCATCTGAACGCCCATATTAAATTCGATGTTACGCTCATCTTCCATAGGAGGATAGATGCTAAGATATTCAAGTACTGAAGTTGCGGCAATACGAATGTCGTCTTTGCCTAAGTCGATGGTCACTGTTGTTTCTTCCATAACTGTTTAAAATTAAATGATTACTAATTTGATTATATTCTTATTAAAAAATTGCGCTGCAAAGATAAGGAAAAATTCTAAAAATAACAAATAAAAGAAAGAAAATAATCAAAGATATTTAAAATTTATCCTAAAAGGCTTGCAAATTATTCTAATTTAGCGTACCTTTGCATCAACGTTTTAATACTTATAGAATATGTAGAAAAGCAATATTATCATGGAAAGAAAAAGAAATAATCTGCGCATTGCCGAGATAATGCAACAACAAGGCGTTTCTCTTAACGAACTTGCAAGCAGGATTACTCGTACCGATAAAGATAATAATACTCGTTCTATAACTGCTCCAACTCTTAGTTCACGCATCAACGGCAATCCGTCATTAAGCAACCTCTATGAGATTGCCGACGCATTGGGAGTGAAGATAACCGAGTTGTTTCCCGACGAGGACCAATGGCAAACACGAGTTGTGCCGAAACATTTTCAAATGCAGACAATCTGCCCATCGTGCGGAGCTAAGATAAGTGCAAGCGTGGCGGCAGAATAAAGATATGTTTTCATAATCTAAAGATTGTGATTACTAATTTGGTTTTAAGCCACGCCGCCTGTGATAGGTAGCGTGGCTTTTTCTTTCACGCCACCCCACACACAAAAAACTCCCCGACACGCTTCTGTCATTCAGAGCCATGCCGGGGAGTCAATCAAGAGTCAGGCTTTAGCCATCCACCTCGCCGCCAGGCTTCTGACCGCCACCGCCACCTTCAGTGGTGGAGCCACCGGGCTTCACGCCACCCGTGAGGTCGTTGCCGGAGAGGAGGACCTTGAGGTCGTCGGTGACGAGGGAGCGCATGTAGCTGTAGGGGTTGCCGATTTTGTGCTGCGCCTTGTAGGCCTTCATCACGGCGAGGTAAGCCTCCGTACCCTTGGCGTTCTTGTCCGCAGGACGGTTCTGCTTCCACCAAGACGAGGCAAACTGCGACTTCTTTTTGAAGGTGGCGCGGATGGTCTGCTGTCCCTCGGTGTTGGGGTCAGAAAAACTGTGACGGTCGGAACGGTAGGTCTTGCCCGTCTGCTGATTTACACTGTAAATCACGCCCTCTTTGGAGCATAACTTACCTGAAATGGACTGAATGTCCGTGGAGAAAGTGACTCTTGCCATAGTTGAATGGATTTAAGAGTTTAAGATATTGTTTTGATGGAAAACGTGGGGTGGATGGAGAGTCGAAAATCCGTGAAACATTCGGTCGGAAAATGACCGGAAACAACCGAAAATCGGTTTAAAACGTCTTTACTGCGTCTTCACTGCGTCTTTACTGGTTGTTCACTGATTCCGTATCCAGTCCGACACCTCGAACTTTCCAAGGATAAAGGTACAAAAACGTGCGTGAAACATCGGACATGGTGCGGTAGGGAACAACGAATTACACTAATGACACTAATATTTACTTGTTTGTGATATTTGTGTTATTTGTTGTGAAAACAAAATACAAACCTACGAAAGTACTAACGTATAAAAATATAAAAGTATGAAAAAGATTTTCAGTTTCTTGCTCATGGCAGCCATGCTGCTTGCCGTGGGTGCGAGTGTAGCGAGCTGTAGTAGCGACGGTGACGATGACGGCACCATCAGTGAACGACGTGTGGAGAATTATGTTGCGGGATATAAATGGTATCTCGACAACAACAAGCGCAGCGAGTACCGCTTCTACCGCAACCGACTGGTGTCGTGTATGAGTAGCGGTAAAATTACGTCGGGGTCGCTCACCTATGCCGAATCAAACTTCTTCGGCACGTGGGCAGTAGTAGACGGTAAGCTCGTCACCACATTCACATCTGGCGCATACGAAGGCTTCGACTGGAACGACATCCTTTACAGGTCGCTCACCATCACCAAACTGCGTACAAACACCAAGACAATCGAAGCCACAGCTCCAAATGGCGACTCGCACGCATTGGATAGTTACGCAAGTTACGGCTCCAGCAACACTTTCGAGGACTTCACCGACGCTTCCGATCACGACGGCGCACTTATCGGTACATGGGAAACTACGGGGTATAAAGGAGGACAGGGCGTAGCATTTACCATAAAGATAGGAAAGAAAGGAAAGATTACGTTCTCCGCACCAAGCGAGAACATCAACTTTACTACCGAATGCACCACCAAGAACGGACACGTTGTATTCGACCATATATTCACACCAGAATCAAATTCCTGCTCGCTTATCTACATAAGAGAGAAGGAGACTATAAGGTTCTACGACGAGAAGAACGCTCAGACATTATGGGTATGGCAAAAAAAGTAACGCCAACGACCCTATAATTCGCGAAATTCGTGCAATCCGCTTATTTCACGAATATTTAGTGCCTTTTGTGCCTTTTGCTGATAATATTCAAAGAAAATTATGTACCTTTGCAAAAGTATTTTATTAGAATAATACATATTCTGTAAAGTATTTAAAATGTTAAAAACTTAAAGGCTGCTATCCGTGAGGACAGCAGCCTTATTTTTACTCTTTTTACTCTTTTTACTTTTTTACCCTTAAAAGTCCTTTTTTACCTTTTTACTCTTTTACTTTTTTACTCTTAAATGCTTGCTCCAATTACCGCTCCCACAGCATCCGCAGCCACGTCCTTCCAGTCAAACTCCTCTCCCGTAGCAACATCATACAGTTCCTTAAGCAATCCTACACCCAGGGCAACAGCAGCACCTATCGCCAAACTGCCCGAGCATCGTTTCGCCACAACTGCTATAAGCGCACACGTCTCAACGTGCATCACCTTATCGCTGCCCACCTTATTCACAATCTTTGTAATAACATTCTCCATAACTTTCACTTTTACATAACTATTGGATTTTTCACTTTTCACTCTTCACTCTTCACTCCGCAAAGCGGCCTGCTTCCCATCGTCTTCTCATTTTCAATCCTTCCAACGGTCTACCTCCTGCATAAATCCACTTCAAGAACTCCGCCTGGATAGCAGCCATCGAAGCCTTCTTCTGTATCAGTTTAAAGAGCGTAGAGCCACGGAAGGCACCCGTACCAAGATTAAAGCAGAAATCCGCACATGCGTCAAAGCGTCCTTGCGTCTTCGCCACCTCAGGCACAGCCGATAGGAAGCTCTCGATAGGCGCAAGGTCAGACCTTAGCCATGCAAGAGCCTTCGCTTTGTCGCACGCCGTGCGAGCCGTTACGCCCTTGGTATGCCCATACCCACACGTCCACACTCCAGCAGGGCATCTGTAAGCCTTGGCCCGATACCCCTCAAACTGCTTCAGTTTGTCAATCAAAATGTCACTTGCTTTCATAATAAAACCCTTTTACTTTTTTACCCTTTTACTTTTTTACTCTTAAAAGCTATTGGATTTTTCCCTTTTCACTATTCACTTACAATCACCAATTCTCCTCTTTCCACATCAAAATCTACGTTCACGCTCTCGCATCTTTCTGCAGCCGTATTAGCCCTGTCCGCAGCCGTGTCCGCATCCGTCTTAGCCTTCACAGCGTCAGTCGTAGCCTTGTCAGCCTTAGCCACAGCATCGGTCGTAGCCTTGTCGTTCTTGGCAATAGCATCGGCAGTCTGTTGCTTCACGTCGGCAATAGCAGTATCTGTCTGTTGCTTAACATCAGCAATAGCGTCCGTTGTCTGTTGCTTAACGTCAGCAATAGCGTCTGTAGTCTGTTGCTTAACATCAGCAATAGCGTCCGTTGTCTGTTGCGTAACAGCAGCAAGCGTAGTGTCCGTCTGCTTAGTCATTTCGGCAATAGCAGCGGTCGTTCTCTGTTCTGCATCGGTCGCGGCATCATTAGCAGTTGTAATAGCCAGTTCAGCAGCGTCATTAGCCGTTTTCTTCGCCTCGGCAGCAGCAGCGTCCGCAGTAGCCTTCGCTTCTGCAGCAGCAGTATCAGCCGTGCTCTTAGCGTCCGCAGCAGCCTTGTCAGCCTTGTCTGCCGAAGCATTAGCTCTGTCAGTAGCCACATTCGCCTTCTTGATAGCCTCGTTTGCCCCCGTTATCAGGTTGCCAAGTTCCACGGTAGGAGGCAGCACCACAACAGCCGTGTCCATCTCAACCGAGTCCTCACCCTCATGTGGCTCAAACACTGTGTCGCCCGACGCATTATTATCCACAAGCATTATCTGTTCATACTCATTGCTTCGCCATGAACAGCCAAACAACTTGCCCTTCACCTCAAGGGCATACGCACCCAGAGCCATCTCCGAGCTTTGCACCCTCACCTCAAGCAGCGAGTCGTCCTCCACACCTATCGTATGCGCCATTCTTCTGCGACGAAAGGCGTTTACAAGGTTCACCTCAATCTCCTCGCATGCAGGCAATGGAAACTTCTGCATCTCGCCCCCCACAATCTTGCGCACGGGTATGCGCAATGTAAAATCATTACCTCTTACTATCTTTTTCATATCGTTATGTTTTAAAGGTTAAGTGAAGAGTGAAAAGTGAAGAGTGAAAAATCCATATGCTCTCTTAACTATTGGATTTTTAACTTTTCACTCTTCGTTTTTCACTTAATAGCTAATCACAAGCGAGCCTTCTTCTGCGTCAAACCCTACGTCCACTTTGCTCACTCGCCTGATCTGTTCCTCCCATTCTCCCCTCGTGCCAGTATATCCTCCCGCCTTGGCCACATCATAAGCGTCCTCGCCTCTGAAGTCTTTACCCTCGACACGATAGCATTCTTGTGTGCCATCCGCTTTAGGACGTATCAAGAGCAACGTGTCACCCGTCTGCACCTTGTCCGTTGTGGGCAAGCTCAGCACATCTATAGTATCAATAGTTGCCATAATTCAATTTTGTTTTTTACATGTTACACCAATACATTACACCAGTACGTCACCATAACCAACAATATAGCCGTAAACTCAGCCGTTAACCAAGGCTTGCTGTCCTTGTTTCTGCCTACCCAATACACGCCGTACCAAGTCAAGAAAGCAAGCACCATTCTCCAGTCCACCGTCAAGCACCAGCCTACACTCGCCACAGCCGACACGATAGCAGCTCCTTTATGCACAGCTCTCTCGCCTTGCTCCAGAAACCTTGGCGCAGCTCCCACGAACATCAGTCCGGCACAAGCAATGAACGCCAGGCATTGCTCGCCAAATCCGCTGTCTAACAGGCATATCATCATCAGCATGCCGAACAGTATCATCACCAGTTGAAACACCCAACCTCTCTTGCCAAGCATGTAGTAGATACTGCTCATCATCTCAGGTGTCTCCTTTTTATCATCTATCACTAAACACAGCATCGCAAACATCAGCAATGCCGCAATAAAACTCAATACTACCATATTCTTAAAGTTAAAAGTTAAAAGTGAAAAGGGAAAAATCCAATAGCTTTTTAAAGTGAAGAGTGAAGAACGAAGAGTTAAGAATCCGATAGTTAAAAGAGCGCAAAATCCTCGCAAGAAGCAAAAGCACATGGATTTTTCACTCTTCACTTTTCACTTAAACTCTCATTTCCAGCACCTTCGGGTACCCCTTCGTATAGTCATACCCCAGTACACTCTCCACCGTGCTCATTTCCGCTACAGCCTTCTTGTGCGCAGCCGTAACGTTAAAGCACTCCAGGGCATACATCTCCAGTGCCGAGAGCAGCTGTATAGCCTTGTCGCACTCCACTACCAGCTTCACATCGCCCAACCACAGTGTAGTAGTAGGCTGTCCCATAGCCTTAGCGATAGTGGTAGAGTTCATCAGACCTACACGTGTCGCCTTGTCGAGCCAAACACGCTGTCCGTTGAGGATAAAGCCGTTGACAGCAGATGAAGTGTCGTAGGCTTCAATAGCGGCGAGCACAGCCGCTTTAGCCGAGTTGAGCACGTCGGCTTCTGTACCAACATTCTCAAGCCAGCACACATCATACGCATACTGTTCCTTCTCTCGCTCCTCGTAGCGCATTTCACCCTCCTCGGTCATACCCACAGGTACACTCTCCACAGACTTCACTACCTGCTCGTTAAGAGCAATCATAGCCCTGCCACTTTTGCAGACAACCACCTTCGGCTGCTTCTGCTCAAAAATCATTCTTGTCATTTCCATAATAAAATTTTATATTCTTAATTCTCAATTCAAAATTCAATAACTCAAAATCGCCATAGGCGATCAATTCCTAACTCCTAACTCCTAATTCCCAACTCTATATTCCCAACTTAGCGCATATCAGTTCGCATGCCTCCTGACTCGTAGTGTGATACCCCTCGAAGTAAAACGACTTGCCCTCTGCGCATATCTTCGTTTTCAACGGAATTTTCACTTTGCCTTCCTCAGCCAGTTTGAAGAACTCCTTTATCTCGTAGCTGCCGTTGTTGGTGACAAACAGATGCTTGCTACCATCGTCGCCTATTGCCACAAACTGAAAGCGAACGAAGAACTCGCTGTCCTTATGGTTCTGGCGTACCGAATAGTCTGTAATGACAATCTGCATACCCTCTACCTTATCCAGTTTGATATTGTCGCCAACCATAGGGCGTACCGACATTCCTTTTTGATTCTTCATTCTTTTTAATCGTCTAATATCATTTCTTATAAGTTGTATCAGTCTTCTGCTGTCCGTCTTCATCAACATTCCGTGATAGCCGGCATAGTTCTGCCTGCCTCTGCCTGCTGCACGTATAGCCCTACGCCTAAGCTCCGACCTAACGTTCACAAACGACCCTTTAAAGTGCTGTTTGCAAAACATAAAGCCATTCTTCACTCTCACCACCTGATAGTCGCCCTTCATCTCCATGCCATACCTACCTTCAAGATAACTCCTTTCCCAATGCACGGCTTTCAACACCTTCTCTCTATCATCGTCCATGATGATACGATTGTCACCAAAGCCACCATAGAATTGCGGTTTAAAGCGTCTTGTCAATTCGTTATCCATTTCCGTCAACGTAAGCATAGCGAGAATCTGCGACAGCGTACCTCCAATAACGAGCGTGTCGTGCTGCAATAGTATGTTGCACAGCAATCGGCGTGTAAACGGGCAAGTGATAGTTTCGAACACCACACCAAGCACCACCTTCGATTTTAGCGTCTCGTAGAAATGACGTATGTCCGTCAATCCTGCGCTCGCATCGGGATGGTTCTTTACGTATGTACGTATTCGGTTCACCATACACCCGCGCTTGTCGTTGCTCCACAGGCTTCTGCCTTCAATGCCCGAATAGCAATAAGGCGAAATGATGTTTGTTAGCTTCTCCTTTATTACTATCAGCAGCACGTTTTGCACACATCTGTCATACACCGTGTATATGTCGGCATTGCGATTCTTGTCGCCCTTGCCTTTCTTCTCGATAATGCGACGCACGGTAGGCTGACATCTGTAGGTCTCGTCGGTCAGCTCACGTATTATGCGCTGTATTACGTATTCCTTGTTGTTTTCAATATTGCGCACTTCGGGCGAGTCGCTTGCCCTCTCCAGACATCTGTCTACACCCATGCGCACAATCACAGGGTCTGTCAAAAATCTCTTCAAGTTTCTCAGCTTCTTCTTATGATTCGCTGTCTTCAATTCATCGAGGATATTTCCCTCATGGGTAGCCTTCATCGGTTTGGCACCATTCCCGATAGTGCCGTCTGCCTCCGTGCTCTCGCCCCAAAACGGCAATGAGCGGCAGTCTACCAATCCATACCCACCAGTGGCGGTATGGGTGTTCGCTATGTTTAACCTTGTTGGTCGCGTTGTAAGGTGTTTCCTGCTATCTTCTACCTGATTGACAGCCAAAGCCCCAGCGTAATTCCAATTGTCATTGCTAACGCCATTGTTGCAATTAGCGGTACAAGCCGACGCATTGCCATTGTTCGCATTGCACCCGACAACGAGAGCCTTTTCCTTACCCACGCTTTTGTCTTTGTCAACCGTCACACACGGCTCGGTCGGCACATTGCCGTCCACCGCAGGAGAGAGCTTACCGTGTGCTTCATGACAAGACGCACCCACCGGACAGCCGTACATCACCCCATTCTCCGATGATGGCTGCTTCGTTGTGTCGATATTTTTCTGTTCGATGAGAGTCATAATATTTTTGTTTTTTGAGAAATACTTGAAGTTTATTGATTATTTGCCAGCTCCACAAGGCGCCAGTCGGGGCGGCTAACAGCCGCCGCCCCTCAGCTGGTTGGCGTCGCTCAAGGCTTGTTGTCTAACGGCCGACAGCTTTTTGTTTTTGCTGCCTTTTTATTGCTTGAATTTAAGCTGAGGGACAGCCAAAGCCCCAGCGTAATTCCAATAGCCATTGCTAACGCCATCGATGCAATGAGCGGTACAAGCCGACGCATAGCCATAGAACGCAAAGCACCCGACAACGAGAGCCTTTACGCCTTCCTTACCTGTAGCGGGCAAACCTGTATTGCTATCACCATAGCCCCATAGTGTATTACCGTTCAAAGTAAAGCGGCACTCCTTAGTGTGCATACCGCCGCTGTGCTCGGTAAAGCAGAACAGCGACAGAGAATAGTCGGCCTTGCTTACCCATCCTGCGTTACCACTTACGCTTTTTACGTTGTTCAATCCCTTTAGAATGTTGAACTCAGTGCCAATATCGCCATAGGCAGTGTCGTTTGTCAACGGTGCCATGTCCTGCCATTTCTCGGCACAACAGAACTTGCCGTAGACAGTATCTTCAGCTGTACGTCCAGACATATAATGTGCGCCACATAGCTGCATGAATGCACCGTCCATAGGAATACTCATGCCACGGTACACCGAATGCGAGAACTTGTATATTACCGTGCCTCCCGTAAGGTCGGTACTGTCTGTATATATACCGTCGGCTACCGAGAACTTGACATAAGTATTTATTACAGCCGTGAGCACTCCCTCGCCGATACCCTGACAGTTAGGCACGTCGCGCACAACGAAGTATCGCTTGTTGGGGGTCATGCCCTCGCCTGTGTCAAGATTGATAGATGTAGAGCATACCAGATTGTTCGTCTCGTCAAAATAGAACACATTAGTAGACAAGCCTACCTTACTCTGCAATCCTGCCTTAGTTATGCCGTCGAGCACCATCAATGCCTCTCCGCACTTAGTCGCGCTGTAATATCCGTTACCCACTACTGCCGAGAGGTTATAGTCCACCTTACCGTCTGCACCCTTGCGCATGCTCTGCGACATCAGTGCACCATAACCTGCCACCGTGCCGTCTGCCGTTATCATCTTTATGCCCGAGTTTGCAGCAATGCGCTCGTTGTTCCAAGTGTCGGCTGTTGCCGAGTCGGTTGTAGTCAGACCTACACCCATGCTGTAGAGGTCGGTAGTGTTGAGCGTGCCGCACTCAATGTACATCATCGTCATCCACAGCTCGTAGAACTCATAGTAGCCTCCCATGTACGGACGGTTGGTGTTAGAGTCGGCGTTCTTAGCCTGTGCATTATGTATCGATCCCAATGACGAGACACCTACATTGTAATAACCATTTGCATTTGGGCGGAACGTCTCTTGTACGAATCCGTTAAGCGTAAAAGACGTACCAGCCACTGCATCAGAGATGATACAATGTGCGCACGAACGCTCATCGTCGAATATCTTTGCGTTGACAGTATAGAATGGAGCAAAGGCGAAAGGCTCCAGTCGCTTGGCTGCATGGCCCATCCAGTAGCAAGGAACTACACCTATGCCCATACAGCTCATTTCCTGTCCTTCGACAGTCTCGTTAGCCTTGATAAGATGCAGAGGAATGTCGGTATATACCAACAAGTCACCCTCCGAGCCATCCACAGCCATTGCCTCGCCGTTGCTTGCCTTGGTTATGCGTCCAGGCGCACCCTCATGCTGCAACACAGCTTCGTTGCCCACACGCTTCACGGTGCCTATCTTCATGTGCTTGCCAATCTCGCGCACCAGCTGGCGTGTGCCGTAGATGTAGGTCTGCGAAGGTTTCGGGTCGGCATCGCCCGACACACGGGCAAAGCCTACAAAAGCATCACCGAACATATCGAGACGTTTTTGCACGCCCGATATGTCCGCCGTGTTCTGCTCCACCTGCTTCGCTATCTCTGTTGCTGCAGCCTGCGACACCAGCTCCAAAGATTTCTCGACTCCATTTCTGTCCGTCACCTTCAGTACGTTGTCGTCGCCAAGCACAGCGTTCACCTTCTCGGCAGCAGCCGTAGCGTCGTTAGCCCCAGCAGTGGCAGCCTGTGCCGCCGATGTCGCGGTATTGGCAGCTTCCGTAGCCTTGTTTGCCTCGGAGACAGCCGCCTCCGCCTCCGTCTTGGCATCCATTGCCGCCTGAGCCGCATTGTTGGCGGCAGTCGCGGCAGCGTTAGCCGCAGCAGTGGCCTCGCTCGCAAGGCTCTCCGCCTCGCTAAGGTCGATGCACTTGTTCCACCACGCCGTCTCCGTTAGCGGATGCCCCACGTTCTTGCCCGTCGCAGCGTCCACCTTAACGCTCACCCACACGGCTTTACCGTCCGAGATGTAGTCAAGCCTCTTGTACTCCTTATCCGCCACCCATTCCGAGCCAGCCGGTGTAAGCAGCACCTTAATCCTTTTCTCTGTTTTTTCTGCCATAATTATTTTAAATTTTTAGATGTTGTTGTGTGCTATTTCCTTACTTATGTATTCAAGTCAGCATTCAAGTCAGTGCCGTTTCCAGGAAACGTGTATACGCCTCCGCCATATACCGTCTCAAAGTTCACTACAGGCGTTGTTCCCAGTAGTGATTGTGTAATAAACATTCTAACCAACAGTTTTGGCACCTTCGTACCTCCTGGTAGTCGATACTTAGTGTTATCCACTGTTTTGGTGTCCCAAGGCAGATACGCGCCCTTGGCTATATTAAGGAAGTTGTCGCCAACAACCTGTATCTGATTGCTTGTGAAGTAACAACCGTCAGCCTTCTCCGCCTGTGCCTTAGTAAGATTGTATACGCTGTCAGCAGCAATCGCTCCATTAATGGAAGGCGCGCGATACTGGTACAACTCTATGCCCTCACTAACACCAAGGTTGTCTCTTACGTATCTGTCAGCCACGGCAAACACTCCAAATACCTTGTTGTTATTGGCATCGCTTATCCAGTTGTAGCCATCCTTCTTGCTGTAATAAGGAGTTGTAAGTCCAGCGGCAACAAGGTCTATATACATAGCTCTTGTCAACGATGCCTTTGAGAGGTTGAGCGATGCCACGCCCTTCGGACCCAGGTCGTACAGCAGGTTGCCGTGGTTGTCGTAATACCCAAGTGTGGCATATCCATTATCGTCAAGACCGAAGCGGATATTAGCCACACCAGCTGCGCCGAAGATCTGCACCATGCCATCCTCTATTCTTACCTCCGCTCCGTTCGTGCCCTTGGTTTGTAGGCGCTGTGCTCTCACAAGCTGTGCGTTCAGTCCGTCCTCGTCGAACATAGCTACCTTAGTGCCTTTGGTAGTCCTGAAGGTCGTCTTGTCGGCCGTGAGCATTATTTCTTTGCTATTGATGTCAATACCCGCATCAAGCAGACTGCCAGCTATCGACTTGTCCTCTATATAGTCGGTCTTCTCGGCACGCCACTCAGTTGCGGTCGCTCCGTACTCCATCTTAGGCTGCGAGAGATACAAGTCGCAACCTTGGTGACAGGTAATCCGCACATATCTCGGTGGTTGTTCGCCAACAACACGCCAGCGTACCCAATAACGTGTCCAGGCGTAGTCCTCCTTGAACTCCATCTGCACGTGACTGTTGTCCGTGTCAACACGATTAGACGCTTCAGCAAACAACTCCTCTGTATTGTAGTAATTATACATACTTGCCGTAAAACGACCACCCTTGTTACCTTTGGCCATAAAGCTCAACATGTAGTCCTGCCCTTGTTTAAAAACAGTTGCAAAAACAAAATCCCATTCTACAGTGTTGATGTCGCTGGTATAAAATCGAGCATCTGTGTTAAGGGTAGGGAAGCCCTTGTACGAATGTTTCTCTATCTCGTCTGCACTGTTGTCTTTTGGATGCAGAACTGTGTTTTCGCTCGCTACCTTCAGCTTGCCGCCAGTCACGAGAGTACCTGTATTGTCAAGCAAATTGCCACCGATATAGTTTCTGTCTTGTTCAGACAGCGTATATCCTGCATATTCCTCTCCTTCGGCTATCTGCGGACAAGCAATATAGGCTGTCTTGGTGCCGTAATAGAGGAATACACAATCGATGAACACCGTGTTGGCATCAAGCGTCAAGGTCTCTACTCCAAGCATCCACTCGTTAGCTACCATGTTCTTAGCCACCGATAATGGTATGAAAAGGTTCTTGTTTAATTCGACCATACTACCGTCGCGTTGTAAGATGTACGCATTAAAGTCTCCTTCGCTTACCGCTCCACTACATTTGAGCATTGCGCTAACAACATACTTGCGAGCATCCTTCACCTTAACACGTATAAAATCTACGCCACGGTTGCCTCCGCTCTTTCCCTCTATCACAATCGAGTTGTACCCATTGTAGTTGTTAAGCACAGAGATATAGGGCGTATACGCATCGTTGCCTTGCCAGTAATCGGTTTTCTTCTCGAATGCGCTGCCCGTAAGCAGATTGTGTCTGCCCACAACGGTCTCGCCAACTTTAAGGGATATATTTCTTGCCGATTGCTCTATCTTAGAGGTGTATTTAGTCAGGTCGGTATCGGTCTTGATAGGTATTCCGTTAACGGTATTGCTTATCTCGGTGTACTTGCTCTCCATACTCTTCATGTCGCGCTTGTACTCTCCCCACAATGCCGCCACATTGACGTTTATAGCGAGTGTGGCCGAGTAGTAGAGATTAGTAAGCAAGCAATGCACTCTCACTGTTACGCTTGCCGTTGTGTACGATATGCGCTTTCCTTCTACAGTCGTGTAGCTAACAGAGTTTATGCGTACCTTGGCTGTGTTCACGTCCGTCCTTACCACCTCGGCTGTACATCCGTCAACACTCGCAATCTCTATCTTGTCGCATACCGACATTACCGACTTGCTGCCACTTCTCACCAATATCTCTGCCGTGACATTACCGCTCGAACAATCTACAACGGCATTGCCGCTGCTATCGCTATTAGCTTCTACCGTTAGAGCTGTAGGCAAAAAATCTACTTGTATAGCGTCCTGTCCATCGGCTCCTGGTTCTCCAGGCTTACCTGGGTCGCCAGGGGTTCCTGGTTCTCCCTTATCTCCATCCTTACCTACATACCCGACAAGCTGAGCCTCGCTGTACGTCTTTGTACCATCCAGCCAAACTATCTCGTCACGGCTCCAAATGTACGTACCGGGTGTCAGCTTTGTCTCGTCAGGATAGATGTCCGACCACACAGTAGGCTTTACAGTTGCCGAATTAGATATACCCCACATCTCGGTTACGCTGGTCAAGTCAGCACATTTGCCAACACAGTACTTGCCAGTAAGCTCCGTAGTATTGTTGCTGTATGTCACCTTATCAGCACTCCAAACATATTTGTCGGCATTATTCTTTATAACAACAGCCGACAATGTATCGTATTTGTATTCCGCATCTACAGGCGAGGTAGTAATATTGTCGCCCAAGGCATAGAAGGTGTTTACGCTTACTATTCCTCGTCCACTACTACCTTCCTTTCCGTCACTCGTTACGATAATATTAGTGCTCTTTACAAGTGTCTGCTTCGTCTCCGTCTGCCCATCCGTGCCCTTAATTTCCTCCTTCAGATAAGCGTCAACCTTCACACTCTTCATGTCGTACAAACTGGCAAGGGATGACAAATTCTTGAAAGGAGCATTATTCAGCTTATTGCCATTTTGATACTCTATCGTAGCCTTGAACACAACATTCTCGGCAGCTATTGTCTCCGCCTTGCTGCCAGTGTGCTTTACCAATGTAAAGGTAATGTCTGTAGGTGTAGTTGTGCGGTTGCTCACGTGGCGCACAATGCTGCTCGATGTAGGCACAATCTCCCACATAACCGTAATAGGGTCTATCAAATTATCTGGCGTGCCCGAGAACCATTTGAATCTCTCCGTATTGAACATTGTAAGCTCAGGCGAGATTACACATGTCACGGTTTTCCACTGGTACGGATTACGCACAGGCTGCTTGCCCGCATCCACTTTGCCCGTCTCCCACAATGCGCCAATACCGTGGTACATAGTGATAGAAGGCGCTGTGTCCGCACTGTTGTCCTCAGTCGATGTTGTCAGCTTGATAACATTGCCGCGTGAGTTCCAACGTATTTGGTCTCCCACATTAACAATCACGTCACCCGCCAATGGTGCCACACTTCCTTCGTCATATCCGTAGAATACACGACTCGCAATCTCGTTCTTGTCATCGTCTTGTGTACGTCCGCCTTCCTGCTCGGCAAAGAGCTGAGCTATACTCATCATACCGTCTTGCTGTGCCACCATCACGGCTATATTACCCCATTTAAGGGCTACCTTCTTCTTGGCTATCAGCTTCGAGCAATACGACGGTATAACATTGTCGCCACCAACAAATGTAGCCATGTTCGACAACATAACATAGTCGTACAGCTTTCCATCTTCCAATGTCTCCTGTCCAACACCAACCACCATGCGCCAATAATATCTATTGGCAAGATTCTCTGTCTCACCTGCCTTCACGTTAAACGTCTGGCATAGAGCCATCATGCCCACATGCCACCAGTTCATGGTTCTTGTTGTACCATCGTCAGCAGCAGCATAGCACTTGTACGCTATCACCTTTGAGCCCGATGCGTCGAATATGTAAGCCACCTTAATAATAGTAGAACCAGCGTTCGAGAAGATAGTTGTACCGCCCGAATAGCTCACCTTCCTAACCTCGGCACTTGCCGCAAACATCTTTACACGAGTCGTCAGGTAGTCAATGTACATGTGGCTCTTGCCGTCCTCACCCATGTACAGGTCAAATCCCTGCGCACCGATAATGGTTCGGTCCGCCTCGGTAGAGTGGGGGTCGCGCACACGGTCGAGTACCACATCGCCCAACACAGCGTTGCCTTTTGCATCAATACCTTTTTTCTTGTCCATTCCAACCGTCAGTCCTTCCATGAAGGTTATTACCTTTTTTGCTACATCTTCATGTACTTTAGACAGAGCCTTATTGTCAAGATAGTTGGGAGTAACAATTTTATCTACAGAGTCAAGTGAAGTTGAATCAATGGCCACTCCATTCACCTCGCCTTGGCCCTCAAAGGCTATTTTACCTCCGGACACGATGGTTAGCACATTGGCGAAGAGTTGGCGGAATTTGGTGCCTGCCTTCATCGTGATGTCTTTGAGGAAGGTCACGATACCATCTACCGAAGAATAGTTATACCACTCGCTTTCATTGGGGATGGCGCTGATAGCTTCGTCTGAGGACAAGTAGCCATATACAATTCTGCCGCCTTTCTTCCAATCGCGCTGCACCGTGCCGTTATCGCCCGAAGAGGTTATGATGCCTTGCAGAAAGATGTAATAGAACTTCTCGTCGCCTATCTGCTCTTCTTTTTCATTCTTGCCGTAGATGTCTATCTGTTCGGACGGGAATACTATCCATGCCGAAGCCGTGAGCGTCATATCGCGAGGAATGGCGACATAAACATATTTCTCGGTGTGGGTATTGAATACCGTTGCAGCAGCCTGCAAAGGCCAGCGTCGGTAGTTGTGTCCGGCATCGAAGCCGATAATGTCCTTGACGTACACAAGTATCTGGGCACCGCTTACGCACGATGCCTGGATATAGTCGGGATAGCCAAGGGCATTTAGTTCAATATGCAATGCCGAAGGCGAAATCCAATAGTCTTTGGTTGTCGCTTGTGTCATATATTATGTTGATTTTCTATTGCGAATTTAGGGAAAAACGTTAGCATGATGCGGACATACCCTAACGCAAACGACCCCAAGAGCATGGTGTCTCTTGAGGTCGTAAGAAATATAGAGATGAAAACTAAAAGACTTATATCTTTGTGCTGCCGCAGAAACAGAGTCGTGCTGTGAATGATACGCTGTATATATCATCCTTGGTGTCGTCGGCATACTTTATGGTCTCTTCCGACTCGATGGTACATGGCAGGAACTTGCCGTTAATCTTCAGCCATACGTGTTCGGACATGAGCAATTCGTGAAGATACCAAGCGAGCCATTTTTCATCCAACGGGTCGGTCATATAGTTCCAACCTTCCATGTTGCCCTGCTTGCGTACTGCCGACCGAGAGAAGGAGTGCAAGGTTTCCTTGCGTGTCACGATGTAGTTGGTGGCTTTGATGTCTACTTCCTGTGCATAACTCTTGGGTATACTGATGCTCTCAAGCACACCGAACGAGTTGATGAAGCGAAACTCCGTGCGACGTGCTGCCTCGGAAGCAGGCAGGGCAAAGAGCTGCTGTCCGCCTACGGTCTGTGCGCCTTCTGCCGTTATGTTGTAGGCTTTGGCTTCGGGAGCTTCCCATGTGGCGGTTGTGAAGTCAACGGCAGGAGAGTATGGCTCTACGTAGATGATGGTTTCGCCTACACACGCCAACTGTGGTATGGTGGTAGGCTTGCGAGTCATTCGGCTAACGGGCATAGTGTCGTTTGTAGCCATAAGTCGGTCGTAGTCAGAGAATCCTCCGAACAAGGTTTGCTTCACGTCCTCGCCAGGGAGATAAGACACGGGTTCCGACTTATGCAGTTCGCCATTAGTCATATACTCGTCGTATGCCGAAACGTTGAATTTCACTACTGGCATAACACCTGGCTCAGGCGAATACTCATAGGAGTCGCGGAAGGAGCGCAGGGCAGACGAAATATCTACAGTTATTGGATTGCCTTTTTCGTTGTTTATAGGCTCGGACATCTTTATTGTCTCGTATTTGCCGTCACTCATGCCACTCATGCCACACTTCACCTCGAATATCATACGATGAAACGAAGGAGTTTCTTTAAGTGCGATAGGCCAGACGATGAAGACAATAGGATTGCCATTAAATACCGAACCTGAATGTAATCTAAGTAAACTTGCCATTGCTTCAGTTGTTATTTAGTAGTTATTATTTAAATGATATAAATTTCAAGCTCTACTTCTCCCATTCCTTCCTTTGCCGATACGTCAGCATTTACCTTGTTGATAAGGCATTTCTTGCCGTCGATGGTCCACCACTCTTTCCAATGATTTTGAATATCGGCTATCTGAGCTACGGAGGCGAGGCACTTGACGTAATACTTCTTGCGGTGAAGGAGAAAGTAGATGTAATCGACGAGGAACACGTCTACGTAGCCACGGTTCTTGACCGACGGGGTGTTCACCACAAGCGGAGCATCTGCCCATTCGGGCTGCACCCAAGCACGAGGCTTCAGGGAGAAACGCTCCTCGTTACCGTTGCCCGGCTCAATGCCATTGTAGTCGTACTCTACGCCGTAGGGGTCGATGGAGTCTGTAGTCAGAGCATAGTCGCCAGCCTTTGTGCGCCACTTCGAGTTGCCGAACCCGTCGTAGTTGTAGTCATAGGCTTCGTGTGTTGAGTCCACGCCGCCACCTCGCATGATAGCCACCGACAAGCCCCAGTCGTATGACTGAAGGGGCGAGTTGCCATCGTCGGTGGAAGAAGGATCGTAGCTCTCACGCAACGAGAGTTCTTCGGTAACGTAAAAGTCAGCCACCATCGACGACATAGTGTTCTTGATGTACTGCTTCACAAACTCATGCTCCATATCCTCGTCAATGAGAGCTGCCATCTGAGTCTTGGCGTAAGATCCGTTTATCTCGCCAAACTCATATCCGCTGTATTGCTTGCCCACCTCGGCAGGTTGCTTTGTGTTGTCAGTGGCGCATTTGCTGCCCGTGCTTGACGATAGGGCTTTGCGATAGTTGGCATCCACCATACCAACGGGAACGAACGATGACTTAAATTCCTGAATAAAGTCTTCGTTTATTGTCGAACAATCACCTACTTCCACTCCCTTCATGGCTGCCACCTCAAACAAGCGAGGTTCCATATTGCTTGCATCAGTAAAATTCTTGTCTATCTTTACACGATATTTGTTGCCCGTCTGAAGGTCTACGAACACGCTCATTTCAGTATTCTTGACACGATGAATGATGTCTTTATATGTAAGACTCGTCACGGTGTGGTCTTTAGGGTATTCGATATAGTCGTAATCGGTATTGAAATCCTTAACGGCATTCTTTACGTTGTCTTTCTGCTCTTTCGCCTCACTCTCGGCTGCATATCCGGCACGTACACCGGTTATCTTCTCCGTCATGGGCACCATAGACAGCACTTCGGCATGGAAGGTGCGAGGGTCGGGATTCTGCTTGCGGAACACGTCACGGATAAGATAGGCAGTTACCTTCTTCTGCTCGTAGTCGTAATGGAACTTTATGCCGAACTGCTGCTCAAGCGAGTCGATAACATCTGATACCGACTCAGCAGGGAAGTTCTGCTCATTGGCATACATACGGAAGATACTTGCACTCATCTGTGCCGACTTGATGGTGCTCTTACAAGTGATGCTTGCCACTTTATCGGTGCCTACAGTGACGGTGGTCCAACTATCATCTTCCACCGTCACAACCTCGGTGTCCTTAAACACGCCTTGGTTGTAGAAGCTACCATCATACGGCTTCTCTACTACCTTATACGTCACCTTGCGATACTTCACCTCCTGAACGCTCTTGTCTTTCGGATTTTCAAGTTTCAGTTTGCCGCCACAACCGCGCGAACTGAGCCATGCGTTTACATCATCGAACAGATTAGCAACGTCCTTTTCGCTGTTGGCTTGTTTCTGGAAAAAGCCAACCTTCACGTCGCCCTTTTTTTTCAGTCCGGCAATAACCTCTTTATCGTTCTCCTTGTAGGTTTCCTTGGCATAAAGCGGTTCGATGTTGTAGGCGCATTTTGTGGTGAAGAAGCATAAGCGGTTCAAGTCGCCGATGGCTGTAAGAGCCGAATTGTCGAACTGTACGCCAAGATGTTCAAAGAGACAGTCGAGGAAGAACAGCACATAGAAGCAGATGCCCGACTGCGGGCGGTCGGCATCCAATACCCATACAGGACCACGGTCTTCGTACATTTCCTGCTCCAGTGTGCTTAGGTTGTTCTCTCCATCACGACCGGTGATAGAATTTACTACATCGGATGATGTTTCTCCTTTTTCGTCAATATCGTAATGCTTATAGCAGACACGGGCATTGCAGTATGGCTTCAGAGGATAAGGGTCGCTTACGTTGATATATGATTTCAGCACTTCGGGCACCTTAACTTCGTTGCCGCGCGGATAGGTGTAAGTCTTCTTCAGCTTGGCTTCGTGATTGTTGCCTTCCTCCACACATTGTGCCGGGTAAGAGAAGCCGAGAGCTTGCGGAGAAAAAGATGCTTCGGTTTTGTCTTCACCCACCGAACCATACTTCTTATTGCCTTTCTTGCCTTCGTATTTTATGACAACGCTCGTGTTGTAGGTCACGCTCACATCCACCTTATCTATCTTCTCGCCTATCAAGAGCTGGTCCTTATATTTGGACGGTATAGGCACTTCGTTGCACTTTAGATCGCTAATAAGGTCGGAGAATGATTGTGCGCTTGCATCGACGTTAAGTGAGAGGGAGTCCTCCAGTCGCTCGTCTTCCTGTATGATGGATGGGCCCGATGCGAGGGGCACACCGTCGGCAATGATTTGCATCGGAGTGTGCTCGTAGCTCATGGGGCGGATGTCGCTGCTGACATCATCCACGTTCTTTAGGAAATGTCGGTTGCCTTCGATGGGCAGCTTCACGGGATAGGAGAACATCTCGGTGTCGTTGAACAATGGGTTGCTCAACTCTATGCTGATGGATGCGTCTTCCTTTAGGGCGAGCGGCTTGCCGTCGGCAAGAATTGTGAGTTTGCTGTTCATGTTGGTTGTTATTTGTAATAAGCCTTGCTGGGCCTTACTGGGCCTTTCTAAGCCTGGGAAAAATTAAACTATGATGTGGGCGTTGCCGTAGAGCGTGATGTTACGCTCTGATGCGGCATGTACCTTGGTGTCGCCGTAGGCTTCGAGCTTGCGGTAGGAGAGGGCCTTGATGGTACCTCCGTGAGCCTCGCACGTTACGCTGCCGTTCAATACGGCATCGGTGGCGGTCCATAGTCGGGCGGCGGTAAAGGCTTGCGTCCAGCCTTTGCTAATATGGCCGTAGGCATGGTCGTGGAGCGAGATGCAAGCTGCGTCGCAACGGCTACTATATACCTGACTATGATCCCAAGCACGAACAACGGCATTGCCTAAGACGTAACATCGGGCGTAGTCGTGGATGTCAACGATATAGTCGTAGTCGGTAACGAGCACAAAGACAAATTCGGGGGCAGTTTTCGGACATTCGTTGACGTAGATGCCGGCGGCATTCATTTCTTTGCGCAGGGTGGGGTAAAGGGCAGGCAGACGGTCGTTGATGATGTCGGCATACTTGCCGTCGGCGATGTCTTCCCAATACTCGCGCCACACAGCCATCATCTGACTGATATTCTCTGTCTTGAGCATGGCTCGGTAGCTTGGCGCGCAAGCAGGTGTCTGACGACAAGCGGAGGTGCAAGCGGATTTTAGAATATTGAAGGGAGTCATAGGATTTTCTTTTTGATGATGATAAGCTTTACTGGGCCTTACTAAGCCTTTTTTAGGTCTTTCTAAGCCTTTGGTGAAACTTCACTTTTGGTTTTCTCCAATATTGCCTCGAAGCCCTTCAGTTCGTCTTCGGTCACTATGTCGGCGTAGTCTTTGCGGAGTTGGGCGATGCGGTCGGTAAGGCCTTTTACGCGGGCTTTGGTCGATGGCTTGTCCTTACGCATGATATATTTGATGAGAGCGTCGGCTTCGGCTTTGTGCTTGGCTGCTGCGTCGCGGGCGGCTTTCACCTCGGGTCGGTCGTTGGCTATCTTGTCGGCTACCGACTGTGCGAAGAGAGGGTCGCGGGAGAGTGCCTTGTCGTAGAAGGGACGGAACTGAGCGCGTAGGTTCTGTGGTGGCACGTTGCACGCTTTCTCTATTCGGACGATGTATTCGGGGTCGCCGGTGCGCGGTGATAGGCGAAGGTATGCCTCGCCTATTTCGCGGTCAACGTTGATGTAGATACGAGGCAGGATTTCGCTTTCTATCTTTACGGCACGGGTGGCGAGAAGGGCAATCTCTTCTTCGGTGTAGATAGGTCTGCCAGCCTTCTCGTTGGCTTCGGCCATGGTCTTGGCTTGCTCAGCCTTTGCTGCCATCTCGTTGCGCAAGGAGCGCACTGTGTTGACCTGCTCTTGCAGACGTTCGGAGAGGAACGGTCGGAGCTGCATGAGGTTGGGCATGGTGGACGCAATGGTCTCGCCGTTGGGGTTGGCCACGATGCCGCCGTAGGTGAGAGGCTGCAAGGTGAGGTCGGGCTGCAGGTCAGGGAAGAGCGAGCGACGCGCTTCCTCAAGAGCTTTCTCCTTCTGCTGCTCGGCATAGAGGGCCTGTTCCTCACGGGTGGGGCGACCGACGTGACGCTTTATCTCCGTGCGAGAGGTCTGCATGGTTTGCAGATAGGTGAGGAGCTGACGCACACGACGATGGTAGTCGCGGAATCGTCGGCTCTCCTTTACGAACGACGTTGCCCGTGGATTCTGCTCGAGAAGAGTAAGACCACGCTCGAAAGCTTCACGCTGGTCGGAGGTGAGCATACGAGCGGAGAGGGCAGGGGTTAGAATACGAATTATTTCTTCCATAGTTATTTTTTGTTTTGCCGACGAATAACTTTAGTACAGCAATGGCGACACGAATATCTTGCTGTTTGGCTGGTTGTTCTCGTAGCCTTTGCTTGTTGAGTCAGTGGTGTTGGTTGAGGGCTTGTCTGGGGTGTTGTTGGCAGCGGCCGCTGCCTTGCGCATTTCCATGAGCCGGAGCACCGAGGAACGTAGGGAGATGGCCTCGTTGTGGGCAGCGGCTCGGCGTGCCTTGTCAATAGTGAGTATTGTTGTGCGTTCTTCGAGGTGGGCCACCATCAGGCGGCGTACTTTACGCAGAAGCGGTTTGTCGGCAGGGGCGTCGGTGTGGAGCAGACGCTGCACCGTGTCCTCGCCAATAGCCTCACTGATGTATTCGTCTTGAATGAAGTGGAGGTCGGGCAGAAGACGGATGAACTTCTCACGGCTCTCGTAGATGTCGAGGTAGTGCTGAAGGTCGGCACATGTGGCAATGAGAAGGTCGTGGTGGAGGTAATAGTATTGACTCTCTTTCCAGAGATTCGTGATTTCCTTAATCTCGGTCGTTTGTACACTTTCGTCCGTATTCGGTACACTATTGTCGGTATTCGGTATGCTTTCGGCTGTTTTCTGTACATCAGAAGTCTGTTTCTTGACACATTTCTTAGCCCAACCTTCGAGCATCACGAGCATTTGGTTGAGCGACACCATTGCCTCGCGCTTGTAGCCTTGCACTCCCTTATCGAGGAGGTCTTTGGATGCCGTGCCGTAATCGTCGCTTGAAGCCACGTTGATGCCGGTGCCGTTGATAGAGAGAGCCTGTGTATAGACGAAGCGCGACATGGCATCGTATGTCACCATGCGCTGTGCCATAAGCAGGAGTTGCATCCAGGGGTGCTGAGTGTTCTCGCCGTTACAGACTGCCATATAGAAGTCGTCGGGCGAAACGGTCTGATAGTACTCGCACAATCGGTTGTAGAGCGAGTCGCCCAACTTGTCGCGCAGAAAATCTTTCTCGCTGTTGTCGAGTATGCCTTGAAGAGAACTTATCTCGTCGATGGCGTTGCTGGGAATGTGGAGCCGAAGCTCCTTGGTTGTTGATAAAATCATACGCTATGCGAATTTTGAGTTTTGAGTTTTGAATTGTCGGCAAGCCGATTAGGAATTACTCAATTTTGAATTATCCAAGTCTTTTACATTCCAAACTGTTTTTTCAAGAAACTGTTTTTTTTGATAAACTCTTCCATCTCCTGCTCCGAATGATAGCCTTCCCAAAACAAATTGGTATGCGAACCTAAGCGATGGTCATCAAGCGACGTTGGAATAGAATAAGCCGTATATATCAAATCGTAATGACGGACATAACGAGTGCGCTTTTCTGGCTCGCTATACAGTTTATTTATCCAACCGTCGTTGTCACACTCACACCACTTGTTGTATTCATCGTTTTTCAGATTAGCGTCAATACCTATTGCTGTATGACCGCTACTACCATTCGTGCCAAAATAGACAATCTTTGCCATAAGAATCACTTTATATAGTTTTTCTGAATCAGAACAGCTTGAGCTGCGCTTGCTCCAACTTGATGCGCTTACAAGCCTTGTCGTAATACTCCTTGTTGAGCTCAAAGCCGATGAAGTTACGCTTCTCGCGGATGGCTGCAATGGCGGTGGTGCCGCTACCCATACAGTTGTCTAAGATGGTGTCGCCCTCGTTGGAGTAAGTGCGAATGAGGTACTGAATAAGAGCTACGGGCTTTTGAGTGGGGTGCATATCAAGATTCTTTTCTTTGTCGAAGAACAATACAGATATAGGATATTTTTCAGTTGATGCTTCTTTTGAGTAAGTCTCAATATTATAGTTGCCATAACAGACATTACCCTTTGCTTTTCCGTGTTTATGCCCTCGTGAGTGAGTGGGGAAACCTTGTCTCATCTGCGGATTGTATGTAGGTAGCGCACGATAGAACACAGCAATATCCTCATGGCTCCGCATAGGCATTCGCTTCGCATTGAGAAATCCTGTAGGTCGGTCTTTTTGCCAAATTAGATTATATCGCCATGTGTCAGGTTGTGCCATCATTAGCTGTGCCGTAAACATTCCTTGACCGAAGAGAATAATAGGAGCGTTAGTTTTTGCTATTCGCCAGTATTCCTTGAATAGAGGCTCCATCGGGATAATGTTATCCCATCGTGCCTTTTCATTGCCTTTGTTCAGAACTTCATACGGCAAATCGCACACAATGCAATCCACGCTCCCGTCTGGAATCCGTTTCATTCCTTCGAGGCAGTCTTCATTATATATCTTATTCAGTTCAATCATTCTCTATATCATTTGTTCGTTACTATTCCTGCTTCGTAACCCCTGTATTCGAGTTATCCAGCGTGGTGAGCACTTCGCGGTCAATCTGCCACACAAGGTGCGAGTCCCACTTATTGAATTTGCTTATCACCTCCAGTGGTCGGAGCATGAGCTGCTGCAATGGTGCAAACTGTATCTGCTTTACGAGGAAACGCTCGCGGAGGTCGGTGCCGCCCGATGATGTAGCGTCGCCTGGGGTGTTGCCTATGAGTTTTGAGTCAAGGCCCATGGCGAAGAAGATGATGGAAGAAATTTCCTGAAGCTCGGTCTTCTCGGCTTGCGCTTGCGAGTTTGCCTTGCTCTCAATCTCCACAATCTCCCACGCCTTGTGCTCCTTGCCGTCCAAGCCAGTGAACACGGCAGAGATAAGAGCCTGACCTGCGTTGTCGGGATTAGACAGCCAGCGGTTGATGTCGGTGAACACCTCCTGCTGAATCTGCGCCATCGTCTTGCTCTTGTTCTCGCCCTGCTGGGTGTAGAGGTGTTTGAGGTATTCTTGGTGAATGTAGATTACGCGACCGATGATATTGCTGTTGCGCTTGCGAGTGAGACGATCGTCAACAATAGTAAAGGCATACTCAAAAATGCTTCCGGCAAAGATGCTGTGCCAAAGGGCATCGGCATAGTAAGGCCCGCCGAAGTCGCGTGGCGACATGATGAAGCGTGTGGGGCGGTTCTTGCGGCTCACTCGCTGCTGACGTGCCTCACGCACATGGCGGTTGAGGTCGGAGACGGCTGTGTCGGCAGCGAGATAAGGCACGGCAGCAATGCGACGGTCGGTTTCGGTGAGCGTCTGTGTGGAGTCGAGCCATTGATTGGAGAGGTAGGCATAGTTGATGCGATACTGTCTGTCCATTCGCTCCAGTCGGGTGGTGAACACCGAGCGAGGTTTTATGCCTACAATCTTCGGATCCCACCGTGATGTGGGCACTGGGCGCTTGTTCTCGTCCAACTGGCGTTGGTTAAGCTGCAACTCGCAGAAGCATTGCGACATGAGCGACATATCGCCTGCCATTTCGAGGTAGGTCTTGTGGAGGTCGTTGTTCTCAACAAACGCCTGCAACTCCTCATCGGTGCGCTCCCATTCTTTCAGTGCCGCCTTGAGCGACTTCATCTCTTCGCTGTCTTCACTATCAGAATTGTTCGCCGATTGTGAGAGTTGATTAACCGATTTTGAGAATTGGTTATCCGATTGTGAAGATTGATTATCCGAATCTGACATTTGCTTTTCCTTAGCCTTGAGGTCGGCTATCTGCCCGCGGAGCAAGGTGCCAGCCGAAGGGTAGGGGATAGACTTCTCGGTGATATTGCCACCGACATACTGCGTATAGTGATACTTGGCGCATGGTCCGCGACCCACGAGAATTTTTTTCACGAAATCCACTCCCGCTGCTGTGAAGGGCGACATCTTGGAGAGCAGATACACGAGGTTGGGCAGTTGGTTGCCCACTCCCCACTCCATAAATCCCAGTCCTGGTGTACCCACACCTTCGGGCACGGCTTTGTTCTCGCCACCCGATGAACCGAATACAGCGGAAATCTCCCGTCTTGCCGCATTGCCTTCCGCTCCGGGCATGGTAGCCGAAGCCGTGAGTTTCTGGTGAACGTACTCGCCCCACGAAAACACGTTGCTGCCTCCCTGCTTGGGCGCACAGAACGCGCCAGGCAGAACGGCCTCGTAGCCTTGCGACTGAAGCTCCTCACTACGCTGTTGGAACTCGCTGATGTTGCTAACTGTTGTCATTGTGATAAATATGTGTTTTGTTGAATGTCTATAGCGCAAAGTTAAGGAAAGACGGGGAGAAGGGGCGGACATGCTCAGGGTGAAAATAAACAAAAAGCCCTGCTATCCTCACGGACAACAGGACCATGCCTAAAGTAAAATTTGCGAATGAAACATCCAGTCAAAGTATATTGTTAGTTGCGCCCGTCTACATGTCGTAGTCGCACATTTCGTTGGCCGAGCACAACTCGTAGTTCTCCACGTTCTCAATCACCATATCCTCATTACAGAACTGCTTGATAATGATTTTGCGGTTCTTCGGGTCGGGGTGTACGCTGCGGATATTGTTGTTAGAGATCCATATAGGGTGGTTGGCATCCTTGGTATATACCACAAGATACCACGGACCAGCTTTGTACTGATCCATCACCACGGCGATTTTGGAAGTAAGGAGCGATGAAACCTTGTCAATGGCTTTCTCAATGAACGCCTCCTTACGGTCGAGAGTTTCCTCAATGAAAGCCTCCTTGTGCTTTGCGTTGAACTTGTCTATCCATGCTGCAAAGATGGTGAACAGCAGGATGATGAGAATCACGATGAGTGTTGAAAAAATGATATTCATAATTATTTTATTTTTGATTGATATACTTTTTATCGTTTGATATTCCACATGTGCTCAGCCGGGCCTACGAGCACGTCTATGTTTGCGCCCTGCTTCTGAGCCACCGTCTCCACCCATTTAAGCTGAATAAACTGCTGCGGGCTAAGATTCATCTCGCTCATATACGCCTTGTCTGCCACAGCCTTTTGGCGCTCGGCCTTCTCGCGAGCCACCTGAACCTCATATTCACGTTCCTGCGTCTGCTTGGCCTGTACCATCTTTGCCGTGCGGTTCATTTCGGCAAGCTGTTCCTTGTTGGGGGTTGCCTTACCGATGATAACGTCCTTGATGATGACGGGCATCGGCTTGTGCTTGGAGAGGGCAGCAACGTACTCCTGCATCTGCTTCAGAATCTTCTTGTCGATGGTGCTCAATACCTGACGGTTAGACATCAAGTCGAACGGACTATACTGCGAGATATGGTCTCTGACAAGATTGCAGAAGTAGTTGTAGAGGTTGGTGTTAAACCAGTCGCGTCCATAGTTCTACAACAGCACGGGCGACTTGCCTTGCTCCACCTGAGTGACTATGACAGAATGGAAGTCAAGCGGTGTGTTGTCGTCAGAGAAGATGTCGTCAAGAACAACCTCATGGCGTACCGGAACAATCTTGAACGTCTCGGCACGTGTGCTCATGGCACACCATGTCAGACCACTCTGAACGGGGTCGTTGTCTACTCCTCCGTGTCCGAAGAACCAAGGCTTCTTCACCAACACGGTTTCCTCGTCGGCATCGGGCGACACAAAACGGCACGAGGATAACATCACTACTGCGACAAACGCAAAAAGAATTGAAAATAATTTTCTCATAAGAAATGAAATTTAATTGTTTTATTGAATTGTTTCTTGCTATTTTGTTCTTGTTTCTTTCAAGAGATATTTGTGGGAGCCCAGTCCGTTATCTTCGCCCTTCTCAATCTTCCAGTCGAATCCAGCCGCTTGCAAACTCTGCACGAAAGTGTTATATTCTCTATCTACGAGATACGGAGAAATGTTCTCTTCTTCAAAGACAACGCAGCGAGGAATGAGGTCGAGGTCAATACGCAGTCGTTTTTTGCCGAGGAAGTCGCAAAACTTGGTCTTGCCGATAGGGGCGATGATATGCAGATTATAATCCCCCCTTCCGCTTATCGAAAGGTAAGCATAGCAATACAGCATTTGTTCTTCGGTATCATACCGCTCTGCGCACACAATGGTGGTGTCAGAGCCACGGAGCGACGAGATTGCGTAAAAACGTCCGTCCTCGATATGGTTGAGCATGTATTCGCGACGCTCTTTCGGAGTGAGGAGCAAAGGCGGCTCCGGCAGGCATGTAGTTTTTTTCTGCTGTTGGCATCCCTCCTTTTGCTTTGCCTTCTTCTCTCTCCAGGTACGAAAGAACTCGCGCCACAGCCAAAAGAGGCAAGCGATAAGGGTTACTACTCCTATCACGCACATCATGCACAGTAAGTGTTTCAATAAGATTGTTTCCATTTTTCTCTCTATTTTGTTATTACTAATTCCTAAAACCGTTCCTCACCACCCATACGCTCAATCCGATGTTGAGCAGGAGCATGAGGAGGATGATGCCCCAATATTGCTTGTCGCTCAGTTCTACCGAGAGGTATTTGAAGTCGGCAAAATTCTTACGCTTCCATTCCTTCTGCACGAAGGGTTCTATGTAGGAGGCAAAGGCGCAGAGGTCGAGACGGTGCGACATAAACCAGTCGCGGCTCTTCACGGCAAGCACGGGCGAGTCACACCACGAGAAGGCATCGCTCCACACCACGCGGTTACGGCTGTCAAGACCTACGCACACCACAAGCTCGTTCTTGTTGCCTCCCTGCCAATAGGAGCGTTGTCGGTCAGCAATGGATAGCGGCTTGTTGCGATAGAATAGCAGATAAAGGCGAAACTCCTTTTTCGGGCCGTACTGGGCGTTGAGCACGCGGATGGCTCGTTCCTGACGGGCAGAGAACTTTGCTCCGATGATAGGCGACTGGTCGCAAAACCGTATCTTGGGATAATCGTGCAAACCAAGTCGGCGAGCCTCCTTTTCGCTGATGTCCTCAAACTTAAACACTGAGCGCGAAGCCTTCACCTTGTTCTCGTATTCATGTTCACGGGTAACGGAATAGAGCGTAGCGGGTTGACCGTTCCATCGGTATTCATACGCATCGCCATCACGAGTGTAATAGTGGCGGTGCATATCCACGAACACCGAAGCCACCGACAAGCGACGCTTCATAGCCGAAAAGTCTTCATTGGAACAGTTTCGCTCACGTCCCGAATGGTCGTAGTAGGTCCAATGTTCTGGATGATTCTCCGTGACATAGTAGGTTCGAGTGTGCCGATGCCCTTTCGAGTCGGTATAGGAGCGAGTCTTCCTCACAAGCTCATTCCACGGCTCGTAATAGCGTATCTTCGTGACGTAGCTGCCCAAGTATTCTGTGTCGCTCGACTCTACGCGCTCAAACGCCCATATCATCGCTGCACCCACAAGGAGCGAGGGGATGATAAGTATGGCATGTTCCCACCATGTTGTTTGCTTGCGGAAGAACAGTAGCAACACAGCCGACACAAAGAAGGGGATGAGAAAAACGAGTAGTTCCATAAGCCTTTACTCTTTCTTGCCGAACAGATCCACGTCGTTGTCTTCGCCTTCCGTCATCACTTCCTTGGAGCGCGACGACGAAATAACCTTATACTCGATAGGCATGGTGTTCGACACAAACCATCGGGCAGGATAGGTGCGAGTGAGTGTTTCGTGCTCACGGATGATGTCAAGCATACGTTCCTGAGAGGTCTGAAACTCGGTACGCTGTATCTCAATGGCCTGCATGAGGTCGCGGTAGAGCGATACATCAAAGTTGGGGTTGCTCTCCTTTATCCACTTCATCATCGTGCCCTGGTCGTTCTGATAGCGTCCGGCAATGAGCTGCGGATAAATCTTCTCGAAGGTCTGCTTATACTCGTCGGTGACCTGCGCCTTCTGCTGAATGATTTTCCACATCTTGTCGTGTACGCCCTCAATCTTTCCGCGTTGTGCCTCTGCCTGTTGGCGCAGCGCAATCTCGCGGTTGTTGTAACTGAAGTAGGTGGCTACCAATGAGCCGATAACGATGGCAACTACAAGTAGTATGGATGCCGTAATAATGTTTTTTGTTTTCATTTGCTTGTTGTATTTGTTATTATGTTATTGTTTTCTTTCAAGAGATATTTGTAAGAGCCCAGTCCGTTATCTTCGCCCTTCTCAATCTTCCAATCGCACCCAGCCTTTTGCAAGCTTTGCACGAAGTCGTTGTAGTCTCTATCTGTGATATACGGAGAAATGTTCTCTTCTTCAAAGACAACGAGGTGAGGATTACAGTCGAAGTCGATGTTCAGGGGATTGTTACCAATAAAATAGCGTAATTTAAATATACCGCGAGGGTCACTAATGTGCAGATTATACACACCACGTCCGCTTATCAAAAGGTAAGCATAGCAATATAGCCTTTGTTCTTCGGCATCATATCGCTCAGCGCACACAATGGTGGTGTCAGAGCCACGGAGCGACGAGATTGCGTAAAAACGTCCGTCCTCGATGTGGTTGAGCATGTATTCGCGACGCTCTTTCGGAGTGAGGAGCACAGGCATGTCGTCAGAGTCGGTCTTCCGCTTCTCCTCGCTCTTTCGCAGACTTTTCTTAGCAAGACGTTCCTTGTGCATTATCCGCACACGCCAAACGACAAAGGCGAGGAAGAATGTCCAACCGAAGACGGCACCAAGAAAGAATGCCCAGCCTAAAAAAGTAGATATAAATATGTTCATTGTTCTCTATAAATTCATTAATAAAAAGGGTTGCGTACCTTACAGCCGTTTGAGAAGTGTGCAGCATCGATGGCCTAACGCCTTTTCTTCGTAACCCAAACGTTCGTACCAATGCAACACCCATAGGGGAGAGTCGCGTCCGTCCCACGATATTGCGACGTTCGCTATGCCGCAACGCTTCAGCTCCCTCTCTACGGTCTCAATCAGGTGTTTTGCCACCTCATGACCACGGTGAGCTTCGTCCACCCACAGCGAGTAGATGAGAGCATCAGCTGCGCCATCCAAAGGCTTGTCTTCGGTGCGGTGAGGAATAAACACCTGTATGCTGCCATGATGCTGCTCGTCGGTGACGAGTATTCGGATTGAATCTTCCCAGTGTTGATGTTGTATCATAGATAAAATGTTACGCAGTTTTGTTTAGTCAGACGACTGTGACCGTCCCTTTTTCTTCGTATGCTTGTGCAAAGGTAGATTATTCCTTTTACTCGATATGGACATTCTCCTCGAAGTCGTATCTCACGTCTCGGTTTTGCAACCAAGCCACAGGCGTTTTAGAGAAGATGTCTGCCTCACAGTCGGCAACGGCTTGCACTAACGCCTCGTACATCTTCTGTTTGTCATGTTCTTCCAGAAAGCCCTGGCTCGTCCGCTGCCATATCTGATTCGGGCGTTTGCCGTCCTTCACGTTTCCTTTAACAATCAGCATGACACTTACGGAGTTTTCACCCTCGCGCACATCCGCACGAAGTATGCCGTAGCCAAGCGGTTTGCCAAAAGTGTAGCAACCGCTCTGATTCTCAAGAAAGCGGTAACCGTAGTTTCGCAATGCCTTTATCACAAAATCTCTCATGTTCATTCTTTTTTATAGTTCTATTAATACTTTTATCTCTTGACCACCCCCCTTGCGTATGCAGCGTGGGCGATATTCCTTTTGCGGAATACACGCGGCGACTCTGCTCGAACATACGGTCGTAGGGTGGTGTCTGCATCAAGCCGACTACGAGGGTGCGTGCGGTGTCAGTCATTTTTGGGGAAAGAGACATTTGCTTCTAACAATCTTGCCTCGCAGATCACGCCGCAGCCTTCAATGATGCCCAGGCAAGATTTACATTCCAGACAGGCCGTAGAACTTACAGCGGGGTGGCCTTGCTTATAGCCGCAGGACGTTCCTTTTTTCATGTAGATTTTATTATCCTTTACAAAAGAATGGATTGCCTTTGCAAAACGCTCCAGCTCTCCGTTCATCCTTTTCAGTTTGTCGCAATCATCGGCACGAGTTTTTGCTTCGTTGCGATCCGTCAGAAGCAGAACGTTTTGTTGCTTCAGTTGCTTGTTTTCCTTTTCCAAGACCTCGCATTTATCCAAGGCTTCTGTCAGTTCTCCAAGAGTGAAACCTTCTGTATTAGGCTCATGCTTCTCCTTACCGTTCAACTGGCGTACCACGTCGTTGTAATCGTCCACGAGCTGATGCACGCGCTGCTCAAGCTCCACGTTCTCTGCCTTCAAATCGGCAATGATGTAGGCAAGCGTCTCCATACGGTTGTTCTTAGGCAGATTTACATACTTGCATACTGCCAGATTTCTCTCCATATACTTGCGCTGCACGTCAGTAGCCGGAATATAGGCATCGGCGGTGTGTGTGCCTATGCGATAGGGTGGAGGTACTGTCTTGAATATTCTTTCCATATCAGTATATGCCGAACATTTCACAACTCCATCTTCATCTACTCGCGCCACCTTCACCAACAAATTTCGCTCTTTTTCGTAAAGGATGTCGCCAGGGTTGATTTCTTCTGTTTTCATTGTTTCTATAGTTTTTATTACATATTATACAACAGCGACATTATTGTCTTGCTGATTCCGTTTTTGCCCTTCCTTGCAAACTATCTTGCCTCTGTCCTTCAGCCGGAGGCAGAAATATTCACAATTCCAACATGCGCAGCTATCCACTCTTACTGTTTCGGGATTTTCTTTGCAGAACGGGTCTCCAGTCTCCACCATGTCGTGAGGACATTCGGTGTTCTTGACGAGAGTGAACCCTTTTTCCTCAAGTAAGTCGATAAGGGTGCGGCGCTCTTGCTTTAAGTCTGCGTTCTCGCTTCGCAATTTGGCAAGCTCGTTTCTGAGATTGTCGGTCTCACGCCCTTGCGCTATGTTAGCGTTGCAGATGTTGGTGTAACCTTTATGCAATTCCTTGAGATTGGCCCCCGTATTTTCCAGTTGCGCCACCACATCCTCATGCTTGTCTTCCAGCTGGCGGAGTTTTTCCGCTACCCTGTTATAGTCTCTGACAAGACCATGTATTCTTTGTTCCATCGCCACATTTTCGGCTACCAACTCTCCATAACGCCTTGCATAGGCATCACGATTTTTAAATTTCTGATGTTTCATTGTCTCTATAGTTTTTATTACATATTATACAACAGCGACATTAGCGCCACTGCCTTTTCTTTGTCGGAAAATCCTTTGATGTTTACCCACTTGCCGAAGATACAGTCTCCGACATATTTCTGAACCATATAAACAGGTTCTGGAATGCAACCTTTATAAACCTCCATTGAAATTATTCTTAGTTTCATATCTTATTCAATTTTATATACTATATGCGGTGTGGTGTTGCCCAGTCCGTCGCGAGGGTCGGCTAATGTTAATTATTCGTCCGCTTCCACCACCTTCAGCCCATGCCTCACAGCCGTAGCCTCGCGCTTTGCGGAGCGTCGGGTCTGGCTATCGTAGCAGACGATGTAAGGGTCTCCAAGTGGGTCGGCAAAGTAGTTGCACTGGCGTATCATCATGCTCTTGTGGTTGTGCGCAACATGCGTGAGATTTTTCAAAGGGATGCGGTAGGTAGTCTGGCGTTCGAGATCGTATTTTATGCGCAGTCGCTCCTTGTGCCACATCTCCTTGCGCAGCTCGCTAATATCTTGCGCTTCTCTCTTTAGTCCGAGTTTACGCTTGAAACGTTGCAAGGTAAAGAGTTTTATGCCGAACAAGAACATCATACGACGGTTGGAAATCTTGGGGTAAAGCTCACAAAACTTATCTTTCAGTTCTCCCTCAAGATAAAACTCCATTCTGCCTGCAGGGGTCTTTCGCATGGGAATCTGCCACTTGGCGGGAGTTGTGGGGGTTGTCAGGGTCTTGGCGTAAGCACGTACTCTATTATTTGTTGTCATACGCTACTCGTCTTTATCTTTCGGCTTTTCAATCAAGAACCCGATGCTGGCATGAATGTTGCCAAGTTTATACCACTTTTGACTGATAGTCATTACGTAGCTGCTGAAGGCTTTATCTTCAATTTCCAACTCAAAATCCTCATCGGTATCAGGCTCGCCGTGTCTTACGTAACCTTTGCCAGGAGTATAGATTAGACGATGATAACCACCATTCTGACAGAGATACAGACCGCTGTCCTCATAATCCGAACTCCAAAATTCCGGCTTATTTATATAGCAGAGCATCACATCGCCATCATAGATAGGGATATGTGATTTCTTGTCTTCGTTCTCGCCTACATACTCCCTGGCATCAACATAATCTACCTGTCGGGCGGTAGTCATCAATACATAGCCATTCTTTATCATTTCGGCTATCTCGATAAACGTAGCCTGCCATTGCAAATCAAACTCCTTTTGGACACATTCATCACCTTTTTTAAATATGGCAAGGATTTTTGATTTTCCATACTCACCAGAAGCAGAGGTATCTTTGATAAGACTATTCAGCGTCTGTAATTTGCGAGCTTCCTGCGCCATACTTATCATAGTGTAAAAATAGTCGTCTGATTTATCGTTGATACACCAATACTGCCCGGAAGCCACCTTGCGCAGATAGGCGTACATGTCCATCGCCTCACGCTCCGAAATGTCATGCTGCATACATACAAACTTGTATTGGTCTGGATAAAAACCTTCCACCAAATTGCAGAATGCCTGCATCTTTTTAATGGTGATTACATATTCTTCTGTTTTCATACGCTAATCTTATCGAATTTATTGCCAACAACTTTACACGTTATCTTTCCGTCCCATGTTGTATAATTAAATAAAGAGTACAAAACATTATCATAAATAGAGTGAATAAGGAAAGCACCTTGGTCAAAACAGATTTCTCCTGTATTAGAACCTTCAAGTATATCACCTTCCCAAACCTCATTGCCTTCACTATCTATCAAACCTGTAAACTGGCAGACGGTTTCAGGGTCAACTGCAAAATACAAAGGAGGTCTTTTAATTCTTGAGATAAAAGCTTTGCCTTCATTGTTTCCTCTATAGTAGCCTTCCACCCACTCGCCATTGTCAAGACGCTTGCCCTTAAATTTGATTGTTCTCATTGTTCTCTATATTTTCGTTAATAATCTTTTTATCATCGGATTCCGCGGATTTCACGGATTTTTCAGTTTGTTTCATTCGATGATGAATGAAAATCCGTTGAATCCATCAAATCCGATGTAAAAACCTTAATGTTCCTCCTTTATACCGAAAGGCGTTCCATCGGCGAAGGTGTAGTCACTTATTGTTTTATCGAAAGTCCAAATATGATTACCACTTATCGCAACACACTTCATATTGTCATCAACGCCTACCACCGTGACCATAACATAATGATCATCACTCTTGCTCTTAATCCATCCGAACGGCTGGTGCTTCAGCATCTCCTGCCAGCATTCTTCTGCGTTCTTAAACGAGCGGTACTGAGATTCGGGTTTGATACGGTAGTCGTACAAATCAGGTCTAAAAAGATGTTCTTCATCCACATCTACCCATTTATTGTTGAGAATAGGCACTCCTGAATGTTCATTCGTAAAGCTAAGGTCTTCTTTGTAATACTGGATAGTTTTGCCATTTACATACGCCTGCATTACGTCCACCAACTGCTTTATTTTCTCTTTTCTCATTGTCTTCTACATTTTCGTTAATACATTATTACGTTCGCGCTCCAACTCCTCCCTTTCCTGCTGCATCTCTTTCAAGCGAATAGCAGCCTCATTGTCGGTATCATACTGCTTTAAGATTTGGTACTTATACACTTTTATGCAAGCGAGAAGAAGGTATACGAGAACGTTTATCACAACAACCAAGAGTATGGGCAGTAGTACTAACCACCACGACCAACTGATTGTTCCGCAGAGTTTCATCACAATGAAGGCTACCTGAAGCGATGCCATCATAAAATCAATAATTCCAAATTTCATATCTCGTTTATAATTTTAGTTTTGCATCAAAGCCCAACACCCCCCAAAGGGTATTTTGGAGCTCGTGGACGTATAGAATGTGGCGTATCAAAACATGGTCGGGCAAACTACAATACTTTATGAAAACGGCCCAATTACAACTTTTCCGCTCTACCGCCAAAAATCTCGCAAGAGAATACTCCTCGTTATCAAGAGGCTTTGTATAGTATTCGCCAACGACTTCTTCTTTAAAACCGTTCTTGTTAAGTATTTCAGGCGTGACGGGTATGCCTTCGACATAGTTGCACCAAACGCCCCAAGGTCCGTCGTCTTCATCGTTGATAGCATATAGAGTGACGACTCCTTTTTTATCGTCAAAGACTTTTAGGGGATTTATATCGGTAACAACGCACATTGTGCCTTTCGGAAACATGCAATCGTGGTTAACCCTTACAAGGTTACCCCTTCTTAGATCTTCGGGTTTAATCATAGCTCTCCTCCTTATCTTCCTTACGTTGAGATATCTTGATTCGCATTGTCCACTGCTACTTGTATATATTGCCAATAACTTTGCACTCAACCGTTCCGTCTTCTTTTATAAAATAATGTAAAGGGTCAACACATTCTTTTCCGTTAGAATTAATATAACGTATAGCAAAAGTTCCTTTAAAGAAAACGATTTCACATTTAGACTCTCCTTCGAGTATATCGCCTTCCCAAATCTCATTGCCTTCACAATCTTTTAGTCCTGTATACATACAGACGGTAGAAGGATCAATTAAGACCGCTTCATTACGATTAAGTACAGAGTCTTTCTGTCTGTCCTCAATGATGTAGGTATTATCACACTCCTTATAGTAATAGCCTTCAATCCACTCACTACTATCAACACTCTTGCCTTTGAATTTGAATATTCTCATTGTTCTCTATATTTTCGTGAAAACTTACGATAACGCAGTATATTTTTTACTCTTTCGCTTTGAAATTGTATATAGGTTTAATGCGCTTTTTAATTTCCACAGTGTCGGCTATAAGCGATTCTATCTCTTCGGCTGGCTTGTACGCCATTGGTGACTCGTCGATTGTTGACTCGCATACCGATGTGGAGTAAATGTCGTGCATCTGCTGTCGGTATTCCTCCATGCTGAGCTGCTTCTTGGCCGCCGAGCGCGACATTAGTCTGCCAGCTCCGTGCGGAGCCGACTGAAGCCAGTCGTCGTTGCCCTTGCCTATACACAGAAGCGAACCGTCGCGCATATTGAGCGGAATGATGAGCTGTTCGTCCTTTGCAGCTCGCACGGCTCCTTTTCGGATGATGCCTGAGTGTATGTCGAAATAGTTATGCCTGGTGGTAAAGAAATCCACGAACGGTAAATGAAGCCCATGGATGATAGTCATTGCTATATTCCATCTGTTGTCGTCTGCAAAACACCGACAGACGTTCGCTGCGAAAATATAGTCATCGAGGTCTTCTCCCTCAAGATAGGCGAGATCGGGAGGCACGGTGCCCAAACGACGCAACGTATTGTTAATCTCCTTCTCTAAGCCGTACTTCTTTAAGTCTTCGATGATGCGCTTGCGCTCCTCGTTTCGATTCACATTCTTCTTGGCTAAGTGTTGGAAAAAGTTGCACACCTTAACTCCGAGATTGCGACTGCCCGAATGTATCACAAGATACTTATAACCCTGCTCGTCCTCGTCCAACTCGATGAAGTGATTGCCGCCACCGAGGGTGCCAAGCGAGCGTCCGATATAGTCGGGGTCGAAGCAGCCTTGTGTCCTTTCGTGTAATTCGAGCAAAATATGTGACGTAAGCGGACTTATATCTTTTAGCTTGGACTTTTCGTGAACGTCAAATCCGCTCGGCACCGACTCATTGATGATTCGGTCGAGAAGCGAAAGGTTTATATCCTTCTCAGCGAACTTGAATACCAACATACCACAGCCTATATCCACGCCTACGGTATTGGGCACCACCTTACCGGCAGTCTGAATTACCGTACCAATCGTGCATCCCTTGCCCGCATGACAGTCGGGCATAATGCGTATCTGACAATCGCGATAAGCCTCGCTCGCTGCCATCCTCTCAATCTGTTCCTTGGCCTCCTGCTCAATGGTCTTTGCGAAAATCTTTACGTTCTTCATACTCTCTATATTTTCTTTTTAGATTCATATCCTTTAATCTATATCCAGCGAAGGGTTTTCTTCAAAGTCGTATCTTACAAACCTGTTACATTGCCAAGCCACAGGCGTTGTTGAGAAAATCTCTACCTCGCAGTCTTTGATGGTCTGCACGCAATTAAGGTACAAGTCTTCATGCTCGCTCGATATGTCGTGACGAACACTCTTCCAAATCGCATTTAGATGTTTATCTTTCTGAGGTACCTCTTTTACCATAAGCAATATTTCTATTTTCGCCTCCTCTGGGCGAAAATAAGCGCTTAAACAGCCATACCCTAAAGGCTTGCCGTAGGTATAATCTCCATACTTCTCGCCAATAAAACGATAGCCGCTATTACGCAATGCAATGTGCATTTCTCTGTTCTTCATACTCTATATTTTCGTTAATACATTATTAATTACTCTTCCTCTACTTCTCCTGCCCACAGCAATCGCAGTGCGCTCTCCTCATTCTCTCGAAATATTTCCACGCAGTTAGGCATACTTGAAACATGGGTCGGCATGGCATTCTCGGTCAGATGTGGAGCAAAGGGATTTTCGATTACGGAGAAGCTCGCTACTTCCGCACGCTTTCTCAGGTCGGCAAAAGCATCATCGATAGTGTCGAAGCGACAGGTGCAGACGTGTTCGGTGGAAAGATTTGCGAAACACCATTTCTTTGTGGCGCGATCTGGGCAGAGCATGACGATGCAGTCGGGACGGTTGCGACGTTTTATCTTTAGATACATACGCTAATCTATTAGTTCAAAATCATAAACGAATACATACGGATTGCTCTCCCATGTGCCTTTGCCAGAGATGCGGTCGATGAGGGATGCGTAGGCATCCTGCGGAGTGCGAAACGAGAAATTGGCAAGACCGTGATACCAATAAATCGTACCATCAAGTCCTACGTCTCCAGCCATCCAGAGACCTTCCTTTAAGCAATCCTCGATTTTTATGTCTTGCAAACGCTCAATACGAATATTGGTTATACGGATATGATGGGGCATATCTTCGGCACGAACAAACATTTTGTTATTCCAACCGATTTCCTCTTTGCGAGCCATACAGTTTGCCCAATCTACTTGAGGCGTAATGTCGGCATACGATTGCGCAATAGCTACGGTCTCGTTCTTTTGATAGCGCATCACTCTGCGATTGTATATGAATCGCTCTCTTAAATCAGGATTTAATAAAAATCGAGAGTAAATAGTAAAGAGCGCCCCCAACGTATCGAACTTCTTGATGACTTTAAGCATCTCCTTGTTGGTGATAATTCGCCTTGTCTGCGTCTTTCGCTTTGCAAGCACGGCATCAGTCAGTCCGTACTTGTCATTAAACATAATCTTTTGCATACTCTATATTTTCGTTAATAAGCCATTGGATTTTTCGCTTTTCACTTCGCGTTGCGAATCTTCTCCATCTCCTCATTATCCTTCGAGATTCGTTCCAAATGCTCCAGCACAAGCGAATATGACTGATTGTTCACCTGGTCTTCGGTGAGCGAGGCGTATTTCTGCATAGTGGCGATGGTGGCGGTGTATATCTCAAGTGGGGTGGACGGTGGTTGCGTGCGGTCGATCTTCTGCACCTTGAACACATGAGGATAACGCCGTGAGAGAGTGTGCATCATGCCGGCCCACCAGAAGAGGATGGGTTGCCACTGGTGGGCGGGGAAGTGGCGGAAGAGTGGAGCTTGGGTGTCGAACTGACGCACGTCGTAATGGAAATCATGTACCTTCAGGTTGGTGTTGGTGTCGATGAAGTCGATGCGACGGTTGAAGATTGTGGCAAGGAACATAGAGCGTGCCTGGTCTACGCTGTCGGCTTGCTGTGCTATCTGCTCGGCTGTGAACTTGCCCATCTTCTTCATCTTGACAAGGTTGTTGTCGAGCGAGGTGTTTTGTCCCATGAGATCATGGGCAAAGCGAAACTGCTGCCATGAGAAGCCGTCCATATCCTGCGCAGGACCTTCAAACTCAATCTTGCGACGTAGCAGACCACGCTTGTTGCGTAGGCGAAGGGTGGGGTAGGGAAAGCGAGTGAGGTGAGCTCCACGCTCGTTGTCGAGCCAATCGAGCAATCCGGCACCAGAGGCAAGATACTCAGCCGAGTTGCGGTCGTCGGTCTTCGGCTTTGGCGTTAGCCAGTAGTTGAGCTGCCATAGGTAGATGGGGAAGGTTTCTTCCTCATGTTGCTTGCGACGGAAGAAACGGTTGCGACGACTTGGGGTGGAGAATCGGCAAGTGTAGTGTTGCTCTTCGAGAGGTTCCGACTCGTCTATGCCTTCCACTATCTCTATGCCAGACAAGACGAAGAAGCACGCTATCTTGACGTTGCGCATGTCGAAGGGATGATAACGGTCGACTCGCTCTATCTGCTCAAGCATTATACGGGAGATGAGCTCCAACTGCTCGGTGCTGCACTCATTCCATGAGCGGGGCAGCGTAAGGTTGATGTTTCGTTGTGTCATATTTTCGGGTTTCTATCATGAGCAAAGATAGACGTTTTTAATTTGGCGGAGCGGACATGGTAGGGGAGCGGATAAGGCGAAGATACAAATGAAGCCACTCTGCGATTTTTGTAATTGGCGCAAAGTGGCTTGAAAAAAACAAATGTAAAATCCAAAATTTAGAGCGTGGCGTGTAGGGCGTTATAGTCCCATACCTTAGTGCAGTCGTCTTCGCATGGCTGCCAGTCGTCATCGCAGAAGTAGAAGGCATAGGCTGCCTTGATTATCTCCTCTTCGTTCATCCAAGCGCAAAGGTCGGCATACATAGAATTGAAGGCGACGTATTTGTCCCATGCGTTGACGTTGGCGTGAAACTTCATGCCCTTAGTCAGCTCGTCTACCTTGATACGAGTCCAATGTGCACCTCCGTCGGTTGGCGTACCCTCTTCATCGTACATGCCGCTATAGACAAGAGCATTCACATCGTGGTTGGCCATCTTCTCAGAATAGTGCCGTCCGTAGAGAACGGCGTGCTGACGGCGCAATATGTGCCAGTAGAGCTTAGGGTCGGTCTGCTCAAGCGTAAGGAGGTCGGTAGAAAGTGTTTCTACTGCTGCCCACATCTTCTTCTCAGTAGCCATGCCATTGGCACGAGCCTGTTCAATCATCTGTTTGTAATTCATTTTGTTTGAGTTTTATATGTTTAACATGTAGGGCAAATGCCCCGAAAATGTGGGACAATCAGGCTTTTTTGCACAGAGATATGCAATATAGGAAAGAATGTCTGCGCCTCGGGCTTGCTTTCTGCCTTTGCCTCAGTGGTCGAGGCGGTCGGTGGTGTGTCTTTCTTTTTCATATAGCTTCGTAAATTTTCGTTGAAGGATAAGCAGCAACAACACAAACCAGTTTGACAGATACGCCACCACAATGGCCGCCAGCGTCGATGCGTAGACATCGTGGCCGAGGTAGAGCAATGCCGACATTGAAACCCAAAAAGTGAAACACTGAGGGCATGATGCCACCTTGTCAACAACATGGGCAATGGCTTCGGCCAGTCCGAGGTGTTGGGCGAGCGTGGCGGCTATCATGGTGGCTATAGCTATCAGAACTATCATGGCCTTATGTAGTTACAAGGGTGAGCGTTACGGGGCAGTCGGAAACGAAAGTCTTGGAACAGTTGCAGCACGATATGCGTGCAATGCCGTTTTGGACGGTGCCAACTGCTATTGTTGCCGAATTGATGGCGGTGGCGCTGAACACAGGAATGGTGAAGTCTTGCGACACCACTTGTGAGCGTGTGCAGCACGAGCCGCAGTTGCAAGGGATGTAGTTTATTACGCCCTCAACGTGCACGACGATGATATACTGTGATGTGCCTACATTGGCAATGCTCTTGACGGAGAACTTCGGAGCGAACACGGGAGTCTCGTCTACGCAAGCCGGTGTGCAGAGCTGCTGTGTGATGTTGACATCATAATAGGGTGCGGCGGCGGTTGCACCTGCCGCAAGTGTGGCTATGATGATAGCCGGAATGGTACGTTTGTTCATAATCGTTTATGTTTTATTATAGCGACGATGCTTGCCGCCGCTGGTGTTGTTACTCTATTTAATGTTTTACCTGATAGCCTTGCGTCTGCGCTACGGGAAGGTTCTTGTCAAGAAGATCGGCAAGCTCGTTGAGGTCTTCTTCTTCAAACGTCACCATACCTTCGAGCACCGACAGCGGTCCGTTACCACGCATCTTCTCCACTATGTCGTGTGCCATCTGCGGTATACTCTCCTCGGGTATCTGACCGAAATATCGGGCAAGCATAGGTGCGACGAGCGAGTTGATGATTGGCTGGATAAGCGGCTCGATGTCCTTCTGTAGGGCATAGTTGCCACTAACAATGCCTAACGAGCTGATGGTGGCTTGCAGAGACTGAAGCATGGGTAGGCGCATGAGGTTGCCTGCGGCTATCTGTGAAATGGCGGGTCGTGCCCATTCGGACACGACTGCCGCCAAGATTTGTGAGTTTTTGTATTCCATATATATAACTGGATTACGTCATTCTCCTACTGATTGCATCCGCAACCGCAACCACAACCTGTCTGGCATACGTTGGTTGAAGGGATGAACAACTTGGTTACGCTCGACAACGATGCCACCTGCGACTTGAGCACGTCGATGCTGGCGTTAGCAGCCGCATTGTAAGCCATCTGCTGTGCGTTGACGGCTTGCTGCGCATCCTTGTTTGCGTCTACCTTGTCTTCTACACGGCGCAACTTCGTGTCGAGATACTGTGTCACTTCCACGAGCTTCTTGTCGGTGTAGTTCTCGCTCTTCTGAATGGCAAGTTCAGTCTTCAGAGTGCTGTTCTCCTGAATGAGGTTAGTCTCACTCTTAGTTACGAAACGCGCATCAGGGTCGGTAGGATTGGCTGTCATGCCGTTGTTTCTTCCGATGCCCAGGAGCGAGGCGCTGCCTCCCAATAGGCTCGTTGCCAAGCCTGCGATGCCGAGACCCAGGGCTGTGTTGCCGAGTCCCTTGCTGGCAACATCATAGTTGCCGTCGTTAGTTTTAATCTGCATAGTTGTTTGTGTTTGGTTTCGTTCATTATTGAACTTATTGCAAAGGTATGGGAGAAAGTGGTGGAAGCGAAGTGTTTCTTATTAAGTGTTCTTGAGGTGATATAACGTATAATTTCGACTAATACTTAAATAAAAAAGCCTCACGCTGCTAACGTGAGACTCGGTTCGGTATAAGAAAATCTAATGACTATCAAGGTGGCGGTGTGAACTTCCCTTGCGCCTCTTCGGCTACGGAAATATATGGCACTACCTCGTCGCGGATGATGTCGAGGAAGAGTAGTGCAGCTCGCTTCTTGGGTACGTCCTGCATACAGTGGGCGTTGCTCATCAACTGCTTTTCGAGTCCTACGATTGGACGTGCCACAAGGGTAGGGTGGTTGCGCAGGTAGAGCTTAGGCATAAAGGTGACGTACTTGGTATCTTCCACCGAAGCAAGAGCTTCGTCGGGGTCGCTGATGATGCACTTGATGTTGAGCTTATATAGGTCGCGCTGTATGTATTGCTGAAAAGTCTCAATGGCACGTTCGCCTATGTCGGGCATGATGATTGGGTGCTTCAGAATGTCCTCATACGACACCTTTGAGAGCGAGGCAAGCGGATGGGTGTCGCGCATGACAGCATACACATTAAAAGGAATGCAGGGGCGCGACTCTATCCCTTCGTGGCGGTATGCCATATTCATTGTGAACGCAAGGTCTAACATGTGCGCCCTTAGCGATTGATTAAGGATGTAGGCTTTAGTAAAGTCGGCATTGATACGCACGTTAGGGTATCTCTCCATAAAAATCAATGCTGCCATGCGGACATACGGAGCAATAAAAGAGCCTACACCTATGCGCAATTCGCCCGTCATGCAGTTGTTGAGGGCGTTGATTTGCTCTTTGCAGTCCTCGGTCTGCTTCAGTATTTCCTTTGCACGAGGCAACAGGGCTTCGCCGCTTTCGGTGAGCATAATGCCGTGTGATGTGCGGATAAGCAATTTGCAGCCCAACTCGTCCTCCAGGGCGCGAATGTGCTGGCTTACCGCCGACTGTGTGACACAACAACGTGTGGCAGCCGTACTAAACGACTTTGTTTCGGCGACATAAACAAAGGAGCGTAAATGTCTTAGTTCCATAAACTCTATATTTTTAGTTATTCTACGTTTACAGCAATGTAATTAAAAAGGCTTTTCTAATTGCGAAATTAACAATAATTATTCTGTTTAGTTTACATTTGGTATTAAAAACGCTAATTTAAGTATTATTTTATCAGAATACTAATATTTATATAATAAAAAATCCCTGCATCTATACCTTTTATATATAAAGGATAGAGGCAGGGAATTTGTCGTATGATGAGAAACCTTCCTCGTATGAGCGATTATTTCTTGCTCTTCTTTGCCGTTGTTCTTTCTTCGTCGCTTGTACTAAAGAAAGAAGAATCGGTATCGTCGAGCACTTCTTTTGCGATATTGTCCTCGCTCTGTGCGTCAATATCGCTTACTTTTTTTTTGAAGCGAGGAGCGAGTCCCAACCCGCGTCTTCCGCTGGCTCTGTGACGTAGAGGTTCGGATAGTAACAAGGACTTAATTTCGCCTCATAAGACGTTGTGCGGTCGTCGCTGGCCGCGGCCCCCGTATCTGTAACTATCGCACCTGAGTCAAACTTCACCTTACGGTTCGGGTCGTAGATAATCTGCGAAACATCATCGTCCTTTGCGATGATGAAGATATCGTTGTTGTTGATTGCACGCGCCAACTTACCAGCTACCGGATTAACGGAATCTACAACAAAAGTACAAGTGAGCTCGAAACCTTTGCGGCGACCAAGAGAAGAACCCTTAATCTGCTGCTTGTCGTCAGCACACTGCACCTTATACAGACCCTTTCCTGTTGCGAAGACAGGAGTTGAATAACTGTTATCGGTTGCGGTAAGAGGAGCAGTGAGCTCACTCTTCAGTCCGATGTAAATATCAGTGCCAAGACCTGCGAGGTTCTCCAGGCACTCGTCTTCGTTGAGCACATCAACGAGCTGTGGACATGTTACTGATCCCATATTCTTATAAGTTTTTGTGTTGTTGTTTGAAAAAGAAGGGCGACGGGTTCGCATATTCCGTCAGGTCAGCCACGACCGTCGCCCTTAAAAATATAGAGTGAAAGAAACTCCGGTAAGGATTAGCCGTTCTTCTTGAAGAAGGCTGTCAAGCCCATGTTCATGCCGGAAGCGGTAAGCTGGATTGTCTTATCGGTCTTGCCGTTGCTCCATGACACAAACTTGTAAGTTGCGCTGTCTTCAGCTACGAGAGAGATAATCTGGTTTGGAGTAGTCTCAATCGGAGTCTTATATTCTACGCCGTCCACCTTAACCTTTGCGTCAATCTTGCCTGTGTCTGAGTCAGAATGAGCAAGAGTAACAACGAGGTTAGAGTTGGTGTAGTCGCCCGACTGGAAGTCTGTGCTCTGAAGGGAACCGTCTGTGACGGCAAACGAATGAGACAGGGTTGACTGTACCATTGCTCCCTGAATTGACTGACACTGGAAAACAATGTCTCTCAAATCGTTGTCAGAGCCAAGAGCCACTTCAACGAAAGTCTGGTTGCTCTCGGTGTCAACAGCATAAATAAGGTTGTCTTCTACTGAGAAGATGATGCGGTCGCCAACGCCCATGCCTTCAACAGGTGCAATGGTGAGCTTTGGCAGCTCGGGGATGACGTAGTTGCCACCGTCCACAACGTCGAGCTTGTGTGTGCCGTATGACTGAAGAGCGTAACCGTCAGCAATGTTGATAGCTGTCTCGGGAGTCATATAGGCGTAAACCTTCTGACGACGCAGACGTGGATCAAGGCTCATATAAGCCTCACGGAAGTTCTTGTAAGCCGATGAGTCGGTAGCGTCGGCAGGAGCCGAGATTGCCTCACAATGAATGAGGTTGTGATTAGCCTCGCTGATGATGCCGTCCTCGATGTCGTGCTTGATGCAAGTGATAAAACCGTCGTAAAGGCCCATTGCCTTCTTTTCGTCTGATGCGCCCTCAACATCGTTGTCGATGTCACCCCACCAAAGGTTGTTGTAAAGGTCATCGGCGTGAGTCTTGATTACTGCTTCCACTGCCACGGTAGAGAGAGGATAAGCACCCTGTGCGTCTACGCCGAATACTGTCTCACAGTAGTGGTCGATATTGTCAGTGCCCTTAAACCAGGCGAGTTTAGCTGTCAAAACACGTTCCTTGAGGAATCCGATTGTGCCGTTCATGGTCGGATTCATGTCCTTACGACGAGTGGTGCCACCCTTGCGGATGAACACGTTCATTGTACGCTTGTACTGGACTCCGCTAATAGTCTTGATGCCGAGTCGCTTCATCTCCTCGGGATTAGCGAAAGCAGGACCCTGTACTACACTTGCGAATACCTGATTAGCCACTTCCTGAAGTGCGCTGATACCAATAAAGTCTTTTGGTGTTGCCATAGTCTTGTTTAATTTTTGTGTTGGTTGTGCTTTTAATTGTCTTGTGTTGTTGTGTTTTAAAGGATACCGTTCTTACGTTTGTATTCTTCGATAGCCTTCTTTGAGCCTACGGGATCGGCTTGGTTCCATTTTGGATAGCCGGTCTGAGCATGTTTAATGTTAGCTCCTTCGCCATTGTTCTCGGGAGCCTCGCCGCTGTTTAGCTCTTCGCCAGCCTCATTGGTGAGGGCAGCTATCTGAGCCTGCTTGTCGGCAATGGTCTGCTCGGCTGTAGCAAGCGCGTCCTTAGCAGTCTGAAGGTTTGCCTCGGCATCAGTCTTGTCGGCTGTGAGCTGGGCAATCTCCTTGTCCTTTGCCTCGGCGAGAGCTTTCAGCTCGTCGTCCTTCTTGGCAAGAGCCTCGGTGTGCTGTGCGTTAAGGTCGCTTAGTTCTGTACTGTGAGCCTCGTTAGCCTGGGCGAGTGCGGTCTCCGCGACTGCTTTTGCTTCGTTGGCTGCGTTTACATTGGCGGAGAGTTCATCAAACTTGCCCTGCAATTCCGCGAGAGCGTTCTCCGCTGTGGTGGCTTTCAGCTCGGCATCAGTCACCTTCTGCTCGACTTCCTTCATGTGGGCTTCGAGAGAGTCAAGAAGCGAGGCGTTCATATACGCGCCCTCTTCTGTAACGGCAATCTCACCAGCCTGCAATCCACAAGCTTTGCAAATAAGAGGATATTTCTCCATATTTATATTAGTGTTTGTGTTGGTTGCTGTGGGTTTCTCTGGTTCCGGCTCATTCTCCGGCTCGATCTGTGGCTCAACCGTCTGTTCACGGTTGATAAGTTCGGCTCTGCCATCGTAAAGCTCAAAGGCATGTTGCACCACTCCCATAAATGATGACTGACCATCCATCAGAATGCCCTTCACGTCTTCGGCATTAAACACCTTGCCATGCAGATGTTTGTCGGTAGCATTAGGGCAAGCTTTCTTTACGTCGGCACGGAACTCAACACCAAGATCGGCAAGTTCCTTGATAAGTTCCTTGTCATCATCCTTATTAGCGAGGTCGCGATAAGCCTTGTTCTTGTCGAATGACTTAGGGTCATAAAGCTCGTGATAAGTTTCATCGGTAAACTGATTTACCGTGCCATCGGCAAGAGTATAAAACGCTGCCATTACACCGATGCAACCAACCTGGTCTTTCGGATTCATGTAATAGCGTTCGTCGCAAAGCGAAGCGAGATACATTCCAGCCGAAGCACAAAGACCATCAACCAAGGCTATAACCTTCTGACCCTTTGAGTGGGCATAGTCGATAGCAAGAGCATAATCGTTCTTTGCCCAAGCAGAACCGCCAGGAGTGTTGATGATGAAAACGTGACCGCGACAAAGAGGATGATCGGCTGCTCGCATCATCATGTCGCGATGGTCTATTGAACCATACGAACAATAGCCGCCGTTGCGAGTGATAGGACCGTCAACAGTAAGAACCGAAACGAAAGGAAACGTCTGCGCATCCTCGTCATCAGCAGGGAGGCCCAGACACCAGTTGCCTCTCACCTGCTTGCCGTCCTCTGAAATCTGATATTCCTCTGGATAGTAGGTATTGCCATCCTCATCCTCAGCTGTGACATAGCCACAAGTCTTCTCCGGCTTGCTGAAAGCCGCATGAGTGTTTAGGTTGTGCTCAAGCGACTTGCGAATACCATGCACAAAGTCGGGACTGACCATCCACTTCTTCTCGGTTAGTATCTCAAATAAGCCTTTCATTAAAATTAAATGTGTTTAGTTGTTGTTATCCTGAAAAATCGATCTTTTTACCGACTGACTATGTTGCGGAGAAGGGATTCGAACCCTCGACCTCTTGGTTATGAGCCAAGCGAGCTACCATCTGCTACCACTCCGCTGTGTTATCCAGATGCAAATTTAAAGACCATGGTTTTTAACATTAGGACAAAAAAACGCCGCTATCCTCGCGGACAACGACGTAATATATAATCTAAGATATTGAAAAATGGTATAAAATACTATGCCTCTCGAAGTGTAATAGGTATCGGCTCCGACAAGGCCTTGAGGGATGCAGCAAAGGTGCGGTCTTGCGACTTCTCGCTGCACGTGATATTGTTCTCAACAGTAAATGAGCCTGGCAAAGTATAGCAAAGCAGAAGTGAACCGTCCAGTTTGCGCAATACTACATAATAACTCTTATCACGCATAATTTGGTATGCTCTACGCACATTTTCGCCACCAAACTCTATATTTGCATTAATATTATA